GATGTCGCCCCGCACCAGCACGCGGCCCCCGTCGACCGGCTTGATGCCCTCTGCGACGATCTCCTGCGTGGCCTTCACGCGCACCTGATATTTCAGGTTGCGGATCGCGGGCAGGCTTTCAATCGTCCAGGTCAACAGGATTGCCGGGCGGCGCGCAGTGCCGCCTGCGTCCGACAGGTCAAACGCAGCCACTGACAGCGGCACCACAAGCGGCGCAGGCGGTGTCTGACCATTGGTGGGCAGAGGTGCCGGCACGTCGAGCTCCGGCCCCCAATCTGTATCCGTGGCCTCGCGCTCGCGCATCACCACGACTTGCAGCAACGTGTCGGTGCGGTCCTCGACCTCGATCACCTCGAACACCTTGTTCGTGTAGCCGTAAATCTCGGACGTGAAGCTGATCGAATCCAGCGGCTCGACCAGCGCGAAACTCGGCGGCAAGGTCACTTGGAACGTCACAAACCGGCGCGCATCCAGCAGCAGAGAATTCAGCAGGTGCTGCGCCTGCGCCTTGACGCTCACCGCAGGCAGTCCAACGCTTGCCACCCGCTGCCCGCCATCCTCGGCCACCCAATCCTCGTTCAGGATCAGATCGGCCTCGCGGCCCTCCCAGATATCATTCGGCTCGACGTAAGTCCCGGTGATGCCGTTGGTCACGTTCTCGAACGCCGGGAACGGCGTGAGCTCCGAGGATTCCGTGATTACGAAATCCGCATCGGTGAGAGCCAGCACCGGGGCCGAGGGCGCACCCACGCGCACCCGGAACACGCCACCGAACTCAGCCGTCTGGGCAAAGCTGGCGCGGTTCATTTCCTCGATCACATCGACCGGGGCCATCTCCTCGACGTTGATCTCGAAGCCCGCCACGTATTGCTTGCGCCCGCCGATATCGACGTCGCACTCGTTCATGCCCGCAAACCAGTTATCGAGTGGCAAATCCTCGGCAGACACCTGCCCGCCCCAGATGTCGCCCGTGGGCAGGGTGATGCCACGATAGATGTTGTAATTGATCACCTGCGGATTTTCTGAGAACTCCCAAGTTGCGGGATTGTCCCACCGATGCGCGCCAGAGCCGCCCACGGTGGTATCCTTGCGCGGATCGTAGAGCTTGATGCCCTGCACCTCGAACCGGACAGAGGGCAGGCCCTGATAAATCTCGGGGTCCAGCGCGAATTCCAGCACCGCATAGGCTGTGCCGCGCAGGACGTGATCCGTGGTCCAAGGACGGTCAGGATGCGCGCCATAGTATGTCACCAGCGTTGGATCGGCCTCGGTCTGCGTCCCGTCGTAGAACCACATCCACGCGGTCGGGTCTGTGTCGTCCTGCCGGAACTCGGTCAGGATGCGACGGCCAGAATTTTCGGGCACCTCATTGAACGGCCCCGCGCTATTGTCGGGGGCCTCGATGTCGGAATATTTGCCGTTTATGACGATCCGCCCAGTCAGACCTTGCACAGGAATGTTCGAGACCTCGAGAATGTAGGTCAGGATGCCGTTGTTCTTGAAGCGGCTATAGGCGGGCGCAACCGCGTGGCCCTCCGCCGCCATTGTGCCCACGATGAATTTCTGCGGCGTCACGTCGCCGGTCGTGGTCTGTTCGGTCTGGATGCCCTGACCATTGACCTTGGGCTTCTTGGCAAAGGCTTGATTGAGCAGCGAGAGGCCCACGCCCACGATGATCCGCGTCGCAAACGCCCCCAGTGCACCGAACCCCGCAGCAATCGCCGCAAACGTGCCAGCCCCGGCGCTTGATGCCGCCAGCGCAACGGCAATCGCAGTGGAAATCGGCTCGGCCATAGCTCCGCCGGGTGCTACGATAAAGCCTACGAGGAACGCAAAGAACAGGATCATATCTTGAAAGCCCTCGCCGCCTTGAGGCGCGATAAATGGCCCAGCCCGTCGGGGCGCAGCACGAACACGCGGTCGCTGGCAAAGATGCCCATGGCGCTGCCCTCGCACACCGCCAGATCGCCCACCTGCGCCATGGCGGGCGGGATCTCCGGGAAGAGGCTGGCGATATAATCGACATGGCTGGCAAAGCCGTCTTCGGCCATCACGCGGGCAAGCCCCGCCATGCTGCGATAGCGCCCGCGCCACCGCTCGCCGTGATCCACGCCCGTCGCGGCCTTGACCCACCCGGCGACATACATGCCGCAATCGTGGCTGCCGGGGCGAAAGCGCATCACCCGCACAGTGTCGAGATAGGCGATCAGCATCTGTGCCCGGCTCATCCACGACTATCCCCGTTGCTGGTACTGCCCCCGCCCGCGCGCTCGTCTGCCGTGGGTGTGGACGGCGTGACGCTCGTGGGCGGCGGCGCGCCGTTCTGCGACTTGCCTGACCCCCAGAACACCGGCACCGCGCCCGAGGTGGCGGCATTCTCCCGCCCCCGGTCCGTGGCGTTGATCCGGCGCTGCGCGGAATTGGACTTCTTGAGCGCCAAGGTCCGGGTCAACGCCCGCGCGGCGCTTGCCACCGTCATGGTGACATCCGCCGATTGCCCCTCTGCGGCGCGCGGCAGGGGCATCTCTTCGACCCAACCTTTGATCACCCGCACGGGCACGCCGACCTGCACCGCCTTGACCGGATCGAAAAACACCCGGTGCACCTCGACCGGCGCACCGCGCAGGTCATAGAGGTTCACCAGATTGACCACCGCAGCCGGAATGCCGGAAAAACGGATTGTGTGCATTCGTACATTCAAGCCCACTTCGCCCCGGATCGGATCAAGCCCAAGGATTGAGCCCGCGCCCTGATAGCTGCGCGCGGTCTCGCCAACGGTGAATTGCCGAACATCAAGCCCATTCCAGAACCCCACGGCCTCGATCAGCCCTGTGGATTTGCGCCGCGCTGATACCCACACCAGATGCCGGGATATGACACCCGTAAGGCTGGCCAGCATATTTTCGGTGGCGGTGCCGTAATCGCGCATCTACACCCCCACGCTTTGCACAAAGGAGAACTGTGCGCCCTCGGCTCTGCCCGCGCGATGTGCGCCGTAGGCCGGATTTGGTTCGAGCCGCGCCTTGATTACCGGCCTGATCAGCGTCACGGGATCGCCAACGACAATCCCCGGCTGGAGCGGCGGCGTCACTTGAAACCATGCGGTCGTGCCCGGAGCGCCGGACTGGATATCACTCACCACCCGATGCAGGCCATATCGCACGGGGCTGGAGCCATACTGCACGCCCATGAAATCGCCACCGCGCAGCCAATAGAGACCGGGCATGCCTTGCAGCTTGATCATCCGCGCATCTGCCGCATCAAGCTGTGCGACCGTGGGCGTGGCCGCGCCAAGGATCGCCCCGGTCGGATCATCTGCCGGATGCGTCTTTGCCGGATCGTAGACCAGAAACGACGCCCCCGGCGTGTCCAGCACGGACAAGAGCGCGTCGATCCGCGCGGCATTGCTGCGATTGCTCATGGGGGGAAGGGTAAGCGACCCGCGCCACACCGGCGCACCCAGCAGCGCAGGCAGAGGAATGCCGCTGGCCGTGCGGTCGATCTGCATGGGCGTGTTGATCACGAGCTGCGAGACCGAGATTTTCAGCCGGTCTTGGAACTCGGCCAGAACGAGGGGAAAAGCCAAGGGCATCAACCGCGCCTCCGGGGGTCTTTGTTGATACGATCAACCGCCTGCGGCAGGCCGCTGCGCGTGAATTGCTCAATCCCGGCCCGCGTCACCTGCACGGCCACTTCCCCCGATATGCGGCGCACGTCCTGGACGATGCTGCCGTTCTCGACGCGGGCCACGACCTCGATGCGCGGGCCCGCGCTACCGCTCTGGGCTCGCGTCGCACCGGCAGCCTGCGCGGGCAGGGGCAGGCCGCCCCCGGCAAAGCCTGGAATGATCGCGCCTGCGTTCATGGCCTCGAGCACCGCGCGGTTGCGGGCCGTGGCCTCGGCCGTCATGATGAATTCCCCGGCGCTTACCATCGCGCGGATCCTGTCCCCCCGGCCTGTGCCCGCGCCCAAGAGGAGGCCGGGACGGGTGACAAGAGGATCGCCGCCACTGGCAAAGCCGGGCGCCATCTCGCCGGGCAAGCCGCCAGACGCAATATTGATCAGCGACCCGCCCGAGAGGAGACCAAAGAGATCGCCAAGGCCGCCACCACCGCCACCGCTGCCCCCAAAGAGACCGGAGAGCGGGCCGGTGCCGAGGATCAGCGCTTCCTTGGCCGCGCGGATGACCATGTCGCCGATCCCCTCCCAGACGTCCCGGAGGCTTTCGGCCTCGAGCAGCACGTCGTCGACGGCGTTGTTGAATTCCTCCTTGCGCTCCATGGCGACGCGCTCGTTCTCATGGGCCTCGACGAGCGCCTCGATCTCCGCGCGTTGCTTTGGCGTCGCGGCGGTCAGGCGGTCGCGCAGGCGGATCATCTCGCGCTGCACCGGGTCGCTCTCGCGCAGCGCCTCGATCTCGCGCCGCTTGCTCTCGATCAGCCGGTCGAGCGCCTGCTGTTCGCGCAGGGTCTCGTTGGCCGATGCGCCACGCGCGCCGCTGCCGGACCGCGTCGGCCGGGCTAGCTCGTTGAGGCGGGATGTCTCACGGGCCAGTTCGACAACGGCGTCCCGGCGCGCATTTAGGTCATCGACTGTTGCCGTATCGCCGCTGGCCTCGCCCCGGATTACCGCCGTCTCGCGGTCGAACCTAGCACCGGCCAAGGCTCCGGCGCGCCCAATCGGATCGTCGCGAAACTCCGCCCGGATACGGGCGTTCTCCAACCCGACCTGGCCTTGGGATTGCAGGTCGAACATGGCATCGACGGCACCGCGCACCTCGGCCGAGAGCCGCGCGGCCTCGTCGGCGGCCGCGCGGATGCTGCCGGACATGTCGCTCGTCGCGATTTCAAAGGTGTGTTGTGCGGCCTCGCGCATGGCCTCTTTTGTTTCTTCGCTCGCGCCAGAGGCGTCGGCCTCCGCAAGCGCCGCATCGAGGGCGAACTGCGCGCGCAACCGCGTCACCTCGGCACTGTCCGCGCCTGCCCGCGCGATAGCCTCGGCCACGCCATTCTGCTGGATCATGGTCGAGAGCGTGGCCTGCGCCGCCGCCTCGGCCTTCAGCTGCTCGCCGGTGCTTTTGGTCACCAGATCGAGGAAGGTCAGCATTTCTTCGGTCTGGCGGTTTCGGGCGGGGTCTTCCCCTTGCAGCTTGGCAACTTCGGCCAGGGTCAGACGCATTTTGTCAAGCGTCAGGAGGCGGTCTTGCTCTGCCTCGGACGTCTCCCCCGAGGCCAGCGCGGCGCGGGTGTAGCTCTCGATCAGCGCGTCGACGGCGGCGGCTTGTTCTTCGACCGTGCCTTGCGCGGCCTCCTGAAGGGCGGCGAAATCGTTGAGAACGTCTTGAACAAGTTCACGGCTCCCGGCACGCATCCGCCCAAAGAGACCGCTGAGGTCGAACTCAGAAGCGAGCGTGGAGAGCGCTTGACCCTCGGCCACGTCGAGCCCGCCGTCGACCGATTGCGGCAGGAGGTTGCGGTTGCGGTTGATGCGCCCAAAGTCCACGCCGGTTTCGCCCAGAAAATCTCCGATGTTTTCGCCGGTCTCACGGGCGGTGATACGCTTCTCGGCCTCGACGATCCGGTCGAGCAGGTCTTGGGCGCGGTCCACAAAGCCTTCGCCGAAGCGGTCGGCCAGTTCGAGCCGGGTGGATGAGGCCTCGGCGATCTTGTCCCTCAGGCTGTCGATCCGGTTCTCGAGCGCCTCGACGCTGTCCGCGAAACTCTCGGCCTCTTCCGAGGAGGACATGAACCAATTGACCACGGTAGCGGTCGCCGCCAGTGCGCCGATGGTGATCAGATTGATCGGGCTCAGCATCGCGAGAACCGCCCCGCCCAATGCCCGGAACGCGCCCGCCGCCCCGAGCGGCCCGATCACCTGAGTGATTTGCGTGCCCTGCTGAATGGCCAGCGTGAGCGGGTTCTGACCCGCCGCGAGCATGACAAACACGTCATTGCCCTGCGCCACGAGGTTGCCCATCGAGCCTGCGGCGAGGCGATTGGCCGAGGCCATTTTCTGGGTCGCCGCTGCATTGACCTCGGCGGCCGAGCTTGCCGCCCTAAGGCCCGTAGCGGAGGTTCTGGCGGCCGTCTCAAGCTGCTTGACCCCGCGTGCGGCGGTTGCACCTTGGGTGCCGACGCCGCGAATGTCCTGGGAGGCCGATTTCGCGGCGGTGCCGGTGGCCTGCAACTCCGCCTTCGCCTGATCGGCGTCCATGAGGATCTCGCCCTGGACACGGAATGCCATCTCAGTTCTCCCTCATCGCGGCCACAGCCGCGCCTTCGATCACCTGCACCTCGGCCCAAAGCGCGGGCGTGACCTTGACCCCGCTCATGCGCAGGCCCGCCCGCGCGGCCGTGTAGTCAAGGCCCACCACGCGGAAACCCGCCAGCCCGGCCGAGACGGTGCGCCATTGATTGCAGACCGCGAGAAAGGCCCGCACCGCCGGGACATTCTGCGGCCAAACACCAGAGCCGGACGGATCGCGGCGGAGGTGACCCGGGTCGATCCCCCAGAATTCCGCCTCGTCGTCATGGTCGCCGCCTGCGTCATCTGCGATCAGGTCGCCGCGCGCCCATGCCCGCCCGGCCCATTTCAGTTTTTTACCCGTTTCCCCACCAACGCCGCGTAATAGGCGTTGACCAGGGCGACGCGGACATAGGCCAGTCCAATCAGCCGGTCGCGCAGGCCGTGGCTGTAAGGCAGCTTGTTGCCCTTCTCGTCCTCGATGTCGTCGAGACTGACGATGGCCGCCGACAGGAACTCGCGCTCGCCGCGCGTGGTGCGCATGTCGAGCGCCTCAATCTCTTCATCGGGCAGCACGCGGAAGGTGGCATTGAGCGTCTGGAGATCATGGCCGCCATCGGCGGGCACCTTGATCTCGACAGGGTGGGTGAAGGTCGGCGTCTGGTCGATCTTGAACATGGGGGTGAACTCTCTTTCAAAGGGGCATTGAAGGGGGCGTTGAACCCCCTCAGGTGAGCGTCATCGCCCACTGGTCGGCGGCGGTGGAGGCGGTGGGCAGTGGCACGAGGCGCAGCGGCCATTCCTTGCGGCCTTGCCCGTCCTCCAGCCCCTCGGGACGCTGCATCTGGGCATTCGGGGCCGCGATATTGACGATGTTGCCCGCCGTCTTGCCGTGCTCGATCTCGACGGCGACCTTCTCTTGGGTGGCCGCCATGGTGAACGGGTTGAAGGTGGAGAGCGTCACGGCGCGCACCCGCGCCTCGATGGTGTTCTCATGCCCGTCGAGGATCACTTCCTCCTCGCCGATCAGAAACTGCGCCTCGATGCGGTTGGCGAGGGTGAGCTTGAAATTGCGCATCACGAGCGAGGTGCTATCAATCGTGAAGACCGGCGTGTTGGCATCCGACGCGGCCAGCGGGTCGGGAATGCCGATAAAGTCCGGGGTTGGCTGGACCACGTCGGCCGGGGCCACATAGAGGGCCGTGAACTCGAACTCGATATAGGGAATGCCCGAGGCCGAGACGTCAAAGGCGGCGGTGCCGCGCACGCCCACCATGGCATAGAGCGTGCCGCCGATATTGAGGTGGAGTGTGATGCTCTCGAGGTTTGAATAGACCCGGTTGTAGACCACGGAGGTGGCCGCCGTCACGGTCTCGGCACAGCCGCAGGCGCGCAGGAGACGGCCCCAGCGGGGCGCGGTGCCGACGGTACCGGAGCCTGCCAGTTCGACCTTGAACGAGATCGTGCGGTGCAGATCGACGGGGATCGTGCCGGTGGGGCCGCCGTGCGGCGTATCGAGATTGCGGTCCAGATCCTGACCCTGCATCGGCGACAGGCGCACATCCGTGGCGAGGATTGCATCAGTGCCGGTCGGGGCGGCATCGGTGCCATAGGTGGTTTCCTGCTTGGCCAGCAGGACCTTGCGTCTCCAGAGCAGGCTCATTTGTCAGCGTCCTTCTTCTCGGGTTTCGGGGTGGGGGCGGGCTTTGAGGGCGACGCATCCGCGCGCTTCAGCGCGCCCTTGTCATCGCGGGTGTACGCCCCGCCGGAGGTCGGAAGATTGGTCATGAGAGGATCCTCAGTTGGTCATCGATGGAGAAATCAAGCTGGTAGGCGAGCACACCGGCACCGCTGGACATGAGTTGGCCGCGCTCGAACCGGAAGACACCGACCTCGTCGCCCGGTGCCCATCCCGCCAAGGCGCGCACCACGCGCATCAGGAACTGGTCGATCTTGTCGAGGGAGGCGGCCCCGGTGCGATCAAAACTTTGGGCGAAGATCACCACGCTCGTGCGGTGGGTCAGCATCTGGCTGAACACACCCGACGCAGCATCCGGGCGGCCCCCCTGAATGCCGGAGGGAAAGACATAGGCCGCGACCGATTGCGCCGGCAGTTTCTTCGAGCGGATCAGATCGACAAAGGCGCGCCCGCCGTCGATACGACCGCCAAGTTCGGGCACCTCAGCCGCGAGGCGGGCCATGACATCGGAGATGTTCATGCGAATACCTCGCGGAGATAGGTCTCGACCGTGTCCACGATGTCGGTCTCGTCCTTGTCGTCAAAGCCCAGAAAGGGCCGGGCTGGAATTTCGACCTGGTCGACCATGATGAATTGGCCATTGGGCAGGGTGAAGGCGAGTTTGGCCGTGGCGTCACCGCCCGCGGCCTTCGGCTCGATGAACGCGCCAAACTGATGGGTGGCGGCGTAGGGCACGTTGGTGCCGATGCGCGCGGACTGGCTGTCAGCCTCTGTCACGATGCTGTCCCGCAGGCGTGTACTGTCGACCAGCGTCTTGCCGCCGAACTCGCGCGCGCGGTGCGAGACGGGCCACGCGATGCCGCCCGGGCCTTCGCCCTTCTCGAACCGCTCCGAGACGGAGGTTTCCAGAACGGTGCCGATGCGGCGCATCAAAGGGGTGAGGTCGGACAACTGGCGCAGGCCATTGGCAATGGCGCTGTCAAAGTCGAGACTGTCGAGGCTGACTGTGAGGGTGACCATCTCAGAACCCCTTCAGGCTGTCGCGGGTGAAGGTGCCCTCCGGCGCGCTGATCTGGGGTAGCTGGGGATTGCCCCGGCCTGTGTCCTCGGGCGTCTCGTCTCCGAGCGAGGCCTCGCCCTTGCGCACTTCGCGCAGAAAGCTGATCGCGGCCTCATAGCCCTCTTCGGCCCCGTCAAAGGCGGCGGCCCGCGCACCGAGCAGCCGGTACCAGGCAATTGCCGCAGTATGCATCGTCAGGACACGGGGCGGATTGTCTGCATTGTAAAGCCCTGCGACATAGCTCTCGGCGACAGACACGGCGTCGTCCACGGCCACCTGCAGCGCGGTCATACCGATCACGCCGGGGATTGTGTCACGCGCCGTCACTTCGGCGAGGAAGCCTTCGCCGTAGCGGTCGATCATGTCTTGCACAGTCAGGTAGGCCATCAGCGGGCCACCCCTTTGACGGCCCACATGACGGCCTCTTCGATCTTGGTGCGCGCGAGGGAAAACTCGCGGCCCTGATCGGCGGCGATCTCGTCGAGAAACCTTTGGCCGATATCCTTGATCGCCTCGACCCGGGCCTTCTCGATGTCGCCCAGTTTGCGGTAGCTGTGCCGCACGGGGCTGTTTTCGACCCGGGTGTCGTCGGTGCTCTTGATCGTCTCGGCCATGGCGCGCCTCCGGGTTGGGTGTTTGGTGCCGGTCTCTCCCGGCTGTCACGTCCATTCCTCAGACGTTGCAGGCTCCAACTCGCGTGGGCCGCGCCTACTCGGATCGCCTCCGGAGGGGTCTGGTTGTCGCCCTATGTGCCCGTGAGGTTCGCGATTGATCCTTTCGCTCTGGAATTTCAGGATGCCGCGTTGGCGGCGGCCTGCATCCCGGCCCAGACCGAATCCCGCGCGGCGGCGGTGATCTGGTCGGCCAAACCGGGAAGCGCGTCCTGCAGTGCCTTGACCTTGGGCTTGCCGCTCTTGTCGAAGGCGTCGCCGGGCAGGGCGTTGATGGCATTGGTCAAGGCCACGCGCAGCGCGTCGTCGAGGACAAGCGGCGGCGCGGTGTCTGCCGCGTCCCCGGCCTCTTCGATTGCGCCCAGGGCGAGAAGGCGCGCAATCTGCGCCTCCCCGCCGATTTTTTGCGCGGGGACGGTCGTTCCCGCCTCCAGCCGCTTGGCTGCGATCACGGTGCGTTTGATGAGATAGCTCATGCCGCATCCTCGATCAGATAGCCGGTGGCCGGAGCCGCGATGACTTCGCGGACCTGCTCGCCTACGCGGAGCGTGGTGGAACCTTTGAGGCCGACCTTGGGGTCAAAGAAGCGCCCCGAGACGCGCCCGTCGAACTGCGCCGTCCAGCCCCATGCGGGGGCGGTGCCGTCCGGACCGGCCTGAGTGTTGCGATGGATCAGGGCGATATTGCCGCCCCAGACCTTCTCGAAGGCAGCCGTCTGACCCTTGCGGGCCGAGTTGATATAGCTGTCGCCCACGAGGATCTGAGAGAGTTCGAAAAGCTCCGCCACCGCCTCGCGGCCGGCGCGGCCCTTGTCGCCCGAGGTCCGGTTGATGGCCTTCAGGATATCGGGATGGGTCGAGAGCGCCGTCCAGGCCTTACGCCCCATCGCGGCCACGTTGGGGCGCATGATGAAGGTGGCATCAAGGGCGGCAGAGATCACGCCGATGGGATCGGACGTGGGATCGCTGAACTGGCCCGCGCCCGAGAGCACCACTTTTTTGTCCGCGTCATAGTTGGCCGCGTCCTGCACCATGGCGGCCACGCGCTTTTCGCGGTCGAGCTGGATCAGATGGGCCAGACCCTCGACGGCGCGCGCCTCGGGATCGAAAGCCGAATTGCCAGCGGCGCGCAGGGCGCGGGCGGCATCGATGTCGCGCTGCGGCACCACGTCGTCGAGACCGTAGTCCTTGACCGAAGAGGTGCGCTCTTCGCCGGTGAACTCAACCTGTTGGACCAGACCTTTGCGGCCGACTTCCGTGTCGGGCACCGTGAACATCTGCTCAGGCGGGAAATAGGTCCATTTGAAATCCGTAGCCATGACCGGCACGCGCGGCATGACCTCGTCGGCAATGAACGAGATGTCGGGGTTGCGGAAATTGACGGCGATGGCGGTCAGGACCGGATCGACGACAAAGGGGGTGGGGGTGCTCATGGATCAGCGCTCCTAAAGATCAGGTGACAGAGTGACGGGCGATGGCCACGTCGATGATGTCGCCAGCGACGCCCGCCTGCAGCGCGTAGCCGATGGCGATGTTTCCGGCTCCGGCCACTGCGGCCACACCGAGGCCCGAGGCGTTCGAGGCGACGGGCGCACCTGCGGCGACTGTGCCCGCGAGCTTGAGCTCTCCGGAGCCGGACATGATCACGTCCGCTGTCTGGCCAATGGCCGCATCCAGTTGGTCCGAGATGCCAATCGCGAGATTGGTCGCGGAGGCGGCCACAAGGATGCCGCCGCCCGCGCCGAATTTGACGATCCGGCGGCCGGGCACCGCCGCCTCGGCGGTGTAGGATTTGATGAACATACCGGGATTAGGCATCGTCGCTCTCCATGGTTTCTTCGATCTGCCGGGCCGCCTCCGCAAAGCTCAGCGTTCGGCCTTCGGCCTCGGCGTCCTTGATCAGCCGCTTGGCCGCTGCGGTGATGTCGTCCGCTCCCTTGACCTGTGGCAGGGCGTCACCACCCGCCCGCTCGCTGAAATCGATCAGCGGCTTGGCCCGTTTTGAGAGCAGGTCGCGGAACCAGTCGCGCTGGCTGGCGGTCTTGCCTTCGGCAAAAGACACCTCGTCCGTCGCGTCGAGGTTTTCCATGAACGCGGCCATCTCATCCTTGAGGCCGGGGGCGATGCGCCCGTCCTTGGCAAGGGCGTCGAGGAGGGCCGCGTCTTCGGCGCGGCGTGCGGCGCGCGTACCTTCGGCGAAGGCCGCCTCCTTGGCGGCAATCTCGGCCTCGCGCGCATCGAGCGCGGCTTGGCGGTCTTCGGGGGTTGGCTTGTCCGTGCCGGACATATCGGGGTCTCCTTCTTGGGTTTCGGCGAATGGGGCGGGCTCGGTCTCGGGCGCGCCTGCGGCGTCGCGGAGTGCCTCCTGGCCTGCGGGCGTGCGTGCCCAGGACAGGACGGCGGAGATCGCGCCTTTCAGGGCATCGCCGAAACTGGCGACAGGCGCGTCTTCTTCCGAGAAGGCGATCTCAAGGGTCACGGCCTCGGCGTCCTCAGAGAACTCGGCCGCCTTGAGGCCTTTCACGGCGGGGGGCTGAGCACCCAGAAAGCCCACATGCTTGAGGTAATAGATGCCGGGGGTCGGGTTAGCGGCGGCCTTGGGGGGATAGAAAGAGGCGCTGATCCGCTTGAAGCGTCCGGCGCGCACCATCTCGGCGAAGGCAGGCTCGACCTGGTCAGGCTCGGCGAAAAGCTCGGCCCCTTCGGCGCGCAGGGATTTCACCCAGCCATAGGCCGGGGCATCGGTGCGGGGATGGCCCACGACAATGGGGGCCTCGTGGAGGGCGGGATCATAGGCAGCGGCGATGCCCTCAACCTCAGCCTCGGAAAATTCGAAGCTCTGCCCGGATTGGGCGGTGTGGCGGCCAGCGCGGAAGATGTGAAGCGGTTTTGTCATGCGACCGACACTAGGCCGGGCGCGGGTGCCATATCAGATGAAGGGCTTCAGGGGAGGCGAGGTTTTGGCAGGGTCCCCTTGTGGCCACACTATCCGCCCAACCGGGCATCCGGCAAGGCCGGAATGCCAAGAGGCCCTGAGAGGCCCCCAGAATGGCCTCCCCCCTGACGGCGGGGGAAGGTGGCCCGCAGGGCCGAGGGGGGTATTCAATGGGTATTTAATGGCGCTCTGACGGGGTATTCCGTGGCGCGGCCTCGGTTGCAGGTGCGCTCGCAAGGCCAATTTGCCCGAAATCGCCTCAGGAGGCCGGATCGACAAGGAATGCGCGCAGGATCGCACGGCGCTCTTCGGGCGTCCTCTTAGGGCGGTCGAAATACCCAAACAGATCTTCGCGGCGGACCGCGACCAGCTCTTCCTTGTCCGGATCGTCGTCAGGCAATGCTTCCGCTTCGCGCAATGCGGCCTCATAAGCCTCGCGGCTCCATTCGTCGGGCGGCTCAACCAGCAACGTTCGCATCACGGATCTCCGTTCATGGCCCTGACAATGGCAGCGGCAACACCCCGGGCGGACTCTTCTATGCGCTGCCGGATTGCTCGCGACTGCGCGCCAAGGCTCTCTTGATATAAGATCAGGCCCTGAGACTGCAAGACGTCGAGGACCGCGAGGCGCACCGCATGGTCGCGCTCTGTATTGGTCAAGGCCGGGGCCAACTCGTCAATGAGTTCTGCCGCCACCTCCGAAAGCTCGCGCATGTCGCCACGGCTAAGTCTCAGCATCTGTGCCCGGTAGAGTGAGCCGTCGTGACCAACGGCGATGATTGATCGAACTTGGCGCTGGAACATAACCGCCATGTCATCCGGGCTGAGCGGCGCGGAACTGGGGTGATTGTGCACGAGGCCGACGGCCGTGCCGCTCTCCAGCCGCTGGATTATGGAGGGGGTCAGTTTGACGCGCTTCGGCTTGCCCACGCTCCAGTCGATTTCCTCGCCGGTCCTCAGATCGAATGCGCCAAGATGCTCCCGCCCATCGCCCAGGCCCATGAGCCGGGCGCGCATGACAAAGCCAAGCTCGGTCGCCGCCGCCGGGGCGGAAAGCCCGGCCGATACGCCTGCGTGGCGCGCCCCGAGGTCAAGCCACGCCTGACCCGGGTTGCCATCCCACGCGGGATCGACCCCGAGTGCCGTGGGTTCGATCTCACCGGTGCGACGGTTCAGCACCCCGCGCTCCTCCAGCTCGAAATCCTCTGTCACCTTGAGGCCGCGCCGCTCTAGCATGCCCTGCGAGAGTTGCTGAACGGTGCAGCCGCACCGCCAGCCGTTGGGGGGAAAGATGCGAAGCCATGCCGGGTGATCGACGGGCAGGATCAGGTCGTGATAGCGCGCGTGGTCCTCGCGCTTGGTGTCGCGCTGGATCTGGACGTAGCGCAGGAAGGGGAAGGCCGCCTTGGTGCGCTGAATGCGCGCCCATTTGCCCGCAGCATGGGCCGCGCGCATATTGGCGTCGAAGATCACCCGCAGGCGGCGCGGCGAGTCAAGCCGGACGTTCTTCAACTCGCCGGTCAGGGGGTCGCGCTCCGTGCCGCTGCCCCACCAGCCGAGCCGTTTCAACTCGGGCTCGAGGTCATCCATGAAGCTGCCCAGCGTGCCGCCGTTGGCCAGCGCACGGTCGAGCGCGCCCCGGATCGTCTCGAGCACGTCAGTCCGCATCGCCTTGGCGACAACGAAATTGCTCGCGTGCTCATTGCGCCAGACGTCGCGGAAATCGAACCGCGCATCGGGCGGGGCGAGGCCCTTGGAGCGAAAGAAGGACAGCGCATCCTCGGGGCGCAGGCGCTGCAGGTCGATCATGGGGCCACGGAGCCGGGCAGGGTGTCCGACCCGTCCGCCGCCTCGCTGTCATCCACCACGGCCCCCAGCTCACCCGCCAGACGCGCGGCGAAACTGGCCTCAGTCAAGAGGTCAGTCATCGCTTGTCCGTCGCTCGGTGCGGCCGCCAAGGCGTCGATACGGGCGCGCAGCGCCTCAAGCGTGGTGCCCGGTGCGATGCTGCCCAGAAGGGACGCGATATCTGCGAATAGCGGCTCGACGGCCGCCTCGGCATGTCCCTCGGCGATAATCTCGGCCGCAAGCGCATCGAGTGCGCTATCGTGGCGATGCTCGGCGAAACCGGCCTCCGGTGCGGCCTCCTCACCCGGCGGGGGGGTGTCCGGAGGTGCGGCACGCTCATACCCATCGCCATAGGTCTCCTGTACGCGGTCCTCGGACATGCGCCAGCCCATGCGATGCAGCTTCTCGTCGCGGTCCACGGCGGCGGTGGTGTCTTCCGGGTCCTCCATCTTGCGCCACACCTTTGGGGGCACAACGCCCGGGAAGTTGAACGCGGAGAGCTGCGCCACCGGTCCCTCGTTGAAGGATTGACAGACCAGATCCGCATCGGACTTCTTAACGGCATCACCGACGCCGTCATGCACCTCGGCCTGAGAGCGGCTGGAGCCGTCGTCCGTCGTCATGGTTTGCGACAGAACGATCTTCGAGATGGCGGCGTCCATCGCGTCGTGCAGCTTCTGGTAATCGAGTGAACTGGACCCTGACGGTGCCGACAGCAGATCGATATCCATGCCTTCGGGAATGATGATCCCCGCCTCGGAGCGGATTGCCATTACGGCCTCGAGCAGCGTCTTCTTCTCCTCTTCTGTGGCTTGCGCCGGATACTTGCCCCGTCCGGTCGGCATGCCGAACTTGTCGAGGGCGATCAGCCAGAGCTTGAGGCCGTTGCGTTTGAACCAGACCGGCCAATAGAGCCAATGCGCGAGGCCGAGGCCATAGGGCTCGTCGTCGTGATCCGCCCCGGTCGAGAAGACCCAGAACTTCTCGGGCGGCATCTCCTCGCCCATAAGCATGTTCGACATGGTCAGCAGGCGCAAGCCGCAGTCCTCGTCAAAGCGAAACCTGACACGGTCGCGCACGCGGATCTCCTCCCAGCCCCAGATTTGCCCGTCGCGCCGATACATCTGCTCGGCGACGGAATACCCATAGAAGAGCCCCCAGAGCATCTTCTCGGTCAGGCGGTCGAACTTCATGGCCGAAAGCTCGTCCCGCAGCCAGTCGGCCGCGCGTTTGCCTGCCACCGTGTCCTCGCCCGGCACCACTTCCCATTCCCGGCTGGTCACGGCCGAGATGCGCTGCGTCATCACCGATTTGACCTGCGGATCGGTCAGGATCGGTTTGTAGATATCAAAGCTGCCGCCGCCGCGCGTGCGCAGGATCGGATCGGTCGGCTCGAGCAGCGGGCCGATCCACGGCCGGGTGATGTCACGACCGTTCTGGATGCCCGAAAGCTCCATCGGGTTGCGCATCCGCACTGACCGCAGTCGCATCGTGCTGGTCTTCCTAGCCATCTCCGAACCCTCCGAAATCCAAACCGCCGCCGCCCCGGGCAAAGCCCATGCGTCGGCCACCCATGGTGCCTGTGAAGTCATCCGCACCGGACGTGGCGCGCCGCCCGGTCGATTGATATTCCATCGGCACCACGTCCTGATTGCTGGCGTACCAGGCGAGCGCGCTCGCGATGGCGCTGTCGCCGTGGCGGTCGAGACCGTCCGAGCCTTTGAAGCGAAAGTTCTCCGGCACGCGGATGATGCCGCCCGTGTATTGCAGCGCCTGGTGATCGCGCAGCACGTCCTCATGGGCGGGCAGCACGATGGTGCGATCCGAGAAGGCCTCGATATAGGGAGGCATCTCGAGCTCGTACCATTGCCGCGTGAAAGCCACCTCGACAATGCGCGACCCATAGCGTTGGGCTGCGACCTCGGCGAGGTAGGCGCCATTGCCGGTGCGGTCCATCGCCCCTTTTTGGAAGTTGGGCAGGCGGTCGAGCAGCCAGAAGAGCACGTCGCGCTGCTGGTCAAAGGGGATATTGCGCAGCTCGACGATGAGCTTGGTGCGCCGGGTGAGATCGACGCCCTGTTCGAGGATGATGATGTCGGTCGCGTCGCCCGAGCGCGCAAAGTCCTCGCCCATGAAATGCGGCCGGGTGCGATCGAGGGTTTCAAGCACCGGTTCAAGGTGGGTTCTACACCATGTTAAAGCGGCGGCCTTGCGCACGGCCTCATCGGCGTTTTTGAAGCTGTCGGGCTGCGTCCAGCGATGGAACGGGATGCCCTGCGCCATGCAAGCCTCGATCTGCACGCGGGTGAGGGCCGCGCCCTGCATCTCGGCGGGCTCCGCATCGAGCTCCTGACGCATGGCGGCCTCGCGCGCGCCGTAGGAGCGGCGGATGGTGCTCTCCCAGTCCGCTTCGGCCGCGGCACCCCAGACCTTGCCCTGCATCATGCAGACGCGCTTATAAAGCCCGTTGGTGACGGCATCGCCGAAGGTGTAGCGATGCACCTTGAAGCCGTTCTTGCCGGAGCGCGCTTCGCGGATCAGTTCGTTGAAGGCGTTAAGATAGCCGTTGTGGGTCGAGATGATCCGGACCTTGCCGCCCCAGATCAGCATCGCGTTGACGGCGTCGATCACCTCGCGCACATCCTTGTGGAAGGCCGCCTCGTCGATCACCACGGTGCCCTGAAGACCCCGGATGTTGGCCGGGTTGGAACTCAGCGCCTCAACCCGGAACCCGGAGGCAAAGCGCACCCGGTAGGCGTTGATGAACTTGGTGGTGCCATCGGGCTGTTGATCCTCGAAGAGAAACTCCTCGATGGGGTGGGCCGCCCCGGCAATCACCCGCGCGAAATGCGCCACATAGCCAATGGCCTCGCGGCCCTTGTCCTTGGTGTCGCCGATGTAAAAGCAGTTCTGCCCGCCCGCGCCGCGCGCGGCGGCGGCAATGAGCGCACAGCCCAGCATCTCGGCAAAGGTGATGCCGGTGCGGCGGCCCTTCTCGCAAACCTTGAGGTCGCTCTCGTCGGCCAACCAGGAGCGTTGATGCGCCATCAGGATGCCGTCGGCCAGCGGATCGAGGCTCTCGGGGATTTCCGAGCCGCGCGGCAACTCCTCGGGGAGCGCGTCCGGGTCGCGGGTGAGGACGGGGGCTGTCACGGGTTACCCTCCTCTATACTCCAACCGTTGCGGGCGAGCGATTTGAAGAGCAGCCGAGCAATGGTAAGGTCGAACGTAACCTTGAGGCCCGGACCTGAGCTTTTCTTCTGCACCGCGTCCTGAATTGCGGCATCCTCCGTCGAAACCCAGCTGCCGGTTTTGCCGTCCGGTCTTTTCCATCGATAGGCCATCAACAACGCGCCTCCCGGCGCAGGCGTTCTATACAAAGCCTTGCACGGACAAGGTCCGGATAGCCTTTGACCCTCCAGCCCGGACCCATTTCCAATCTCAAGAGCCGCCGATGAACGCCGCCGTACGTGCGGCCGTCTACCTTTGGTCCCTCCAGCATCGAACGGATCACCCACGCCGCGTCGCGGCAAACGCGCTCTATGTTACAATCACGCCCGGCCCAGTATTTGGCATGCGCGGCCATGTCGTTGGCGATTTGGGCGGGTGTGGCCATCAGCGCCGCTCCCGATGCTTGCGGACCAGCCGCCAGTTGTTCACGGCCACGCCGCCGGTGATCGCGGCGAGCAGCATGATCCAGCGCTCTTGACCCAGCCACGTCAGCAGAATGCCAGCAGCGAGTGCCACGCCGAGCTTGACGGCCCACCAATTGCCCGTCAGGCCCATGAGGCGGGCCATGAGCGGGTTGGCCTCGACCAGCCCGCCGCGCAGGGCGGCGCGCGTGGACGCCACGTCGGCGAATTGCGCCAGCAGATAAACAGCCCAGATGAAAACCAGTTCAGACATTATGCAACCTCCCAGTAGCCGTCGCGCAGCCAGCCGTGCCAGCCGCAACGCAGTTGATTGACCGACGGCGTGAGCGTCGGCTCGGACATGGACCCGTTCCAATCCCAGCTCGGGGTAGACGCGGGCTTGCCGCGCAGGCCGATAATGATCCGGGACGGACCGTCGCAGCCGCAGGGGCAGTAAAACCAGAGGGCCGCGCCGTCCGGGCCGCCTTGGGTCAGATCGATGTGGAAACTGCCCGGCAGTTTTTGGCGGCGGAACTCAGCCGGGTTGGGGAATTCAATGGCGCGGATCATGGACGCGCCTCGGCAATCCAGATCAGATAGGGCTGCTCCCGCCACCACGCGATGGTGCAGTGCACGCCCAGATGCGTGATGCGCTCCCTGCGCCCGAACAGAAATATTCGCACGCGGTGGGACAATGGGGCGCGACGCCAGTTGTGGTCACCCACCATCACTTTCCCACCGGTCGACAGATCCTTGTTCGGTATTCCCGCGAGGTCATCCAGTGCTGTCGGTATCAATTCATCCACCGCGCACCCCCAGAAACTCCCGGCGCAGCTTGCCGATGACGTCGCTCGAGAGCCCCAGCTCATCGCGGGCGCTGTCCAGCGCCTCGACGGCGTTCGCCCGCTCCTCGGCGGCGATGCGGGCGCGTTCCTTGACCAAGAGCTGCTCGCGGATCCCGGCGCTCGACATGATGTCCTTCATCATCTTGCCGAGGAAATGCAGCTCGCGCGGGTCGATGTCCTCGCCCTCCTTGCCCATCTGCGATTTGAGCACCTTGAAGGCGACGCTGGTCATCATCTGGAAGAGGACGCGGTGGCGGTCGGCCTCTTCCGATAGGTCATTGTCGGCCAGCCATTGTTGTGCCCAGGCTCCGGCTTCGTCCTGGAGCTTGACGAACTGCTCGTACTCCTGCCCGTAGGCATGCAGGGCGCTCTTGCCGATGCGCAGCTCGAGGCCTTCTTCCTCCAGCCAGAAATTGAGCTCATCCGTCAGCTCCTCGTAGCCGTGAAAGCCCTTTTCCTTCCACCAGCCGTGGAGCCGCGCGCGTAGCTCCGGCGGCAAGAGTTCGACCTTGCGAGGCGGGGGCATGTCAGAGCCTCCGCGCGCTTGGGCGCTGAACGTCCGGATGCGGCGCCTCACCGCGCGCAACCTCGATGCCGCGCCGGGTCGCCTCGGCAATGACAAAGTCGCCGTGATCGATCATCGTCACCATGCCGACTTCCTGCAGCCAGGCCAGCTCAGTCGTGACCTGGTCGAAGGTGGAACCGACACCCACGCCGTTCAGGACGTCGCGCAGGATCGAGGCGTTGGCGGTGTAGCCCGAGACCTGCTCGAGATGCCGCAGGATCGCCAGACGGCGGTGCTTGCGGAGGGTTGTCTGATAATCGCTCACTTCTTGCCTCCATCGAGCAGGTGTTGTTCGTGGCGTGTGACGATGATCTCCAGCCGCTCAGTGATTTTTGCGTTGCCTTCCATCACGGCTGCCATTTTCTCCATTGCTCCGGTCTGCTTGACCAGTTCGAGCTGCAGCGCGTGCATGTCATCCCGGCCCGGCATGCTGGAGATCGTCTGCTCAATCCGCGAGATCCGGCTTTCGTGCCTGTCCATGCGGTCGCGCCCGTCCTTCAGGTCCTTGTCGAGATCTTTGCGGCGCGTGGCGACGAAGGTGTAGAAAGCTACCAGCATCGGGAAAATGACGCCGGTCGCCTTCCAGAAGATATCCCAATCCATCATGCCGCGCGCTTCCAGTCATCAATTGCCGGATTGTCCGTCACTTCGATTGAAGCCAACGCGACTTCAGCATCTGGACCGGTATCGGCTGCTCCAGGACTATCGTGACGCAGCGCCCGCAATTGGGCGATGTTGCTCGCCACCTTAGGTGCCTGCGTGATGATCCTGGCGGCTTCCTTCTGCATCGAGACACCCCGGAACTTGTGAAGCTCGCGCGCGCCGAAGTAGAAGGCAACAATGGCCCCCATCAGCGCCCAGAGCGGTTCGGGCACAAGGGCGAGGCCGGTCATCCGCTCCGCAAACCAGATCGGGTCCGACATGGCAGACCAGAAGAGAAAAATGCAGCCAAAGGCCATGGCCGGGCGCGGCAGGCGGTTCAGACCGTCTACAAACTGGCCCCACGCGCCTTGTCCGCCGGTGAACTCGGCCGCCATCTGGCTCAGCGCCGCCTGCTGAAACGACGCCTCCCTTGCGTCCGCCTTTTCGGCATTGGGCCTAAAAACTTCTGCCGTCTCGGCGATGACATTGCGGCCGCCGCCAAACAGCGCGCCCAGAAATCGGATTAACCCCATGATGCTGTCCTTTGCTTGAATTGCGCGTCCGTCATCCGGTAGCGCGCCGACATGAATTCCTCGGCGCGCCTGATCCAGCCGCCTTTGCCGCCAGCGCGGGAGCGCGCGAACTTGCGGCTTGCGGGCCGCGCATCGGCGAGGCGGAAATAGTAATTGCGCCGCGCGACAGCGTAGGCGTCTGCGATGTGATCTGGGGCCGCGTCATGAGCGGCGCGCACCGCGCGCAGGGTGGCCGGACCGATTGCGCCATCCGCCGTCGCCGCAAAGCCCATCTCCGTTGCAAGGCGCTGCAGGATTTTCACGGCGTTGGACCCGGCATTGACCTGCATGTCGAAGACGCTTGCGTGCAGCACTTCGGGAAGGTCCGCGATGCGCGGCCGCACGAAGTAATGCTCGATGAAGATATCGACGGCGCGGGCGTGGGTCATGAGGCGCACATCGGCCACGTCCACGTCGCCGTCCCGGTCGAGATCAAGGCCGAGGCTGCGCATGGTGTGGATCGTGACGCCAAAATTGGTCGCCCCGCCGGGGTCGGCGGGGTCATTCACATAGCCGCCCTCACGGGCGACAATCTCTTCGGCAATGGTTCGGACTGTTTGCATGGGTGCCCCCTTTCCCGTCAGGATAAAGGGGGTGCCGCTGCTTATTCAGATGAAGCCCTTCGCATGACGGCCAGAAGAGGGGGCTCTTCCTCCTGTGCCAACTCCGCCTTGACCTGCAAAACACGGCGGGCGGTCACGCCGAAACGGTTGGCCAGTTCATTGACCGGCGTGTCCGGGGCGTCGCGCAGGGCCTGTCTCAGACCGTCTCGGGTCTGCGCCCGGATGGAGGGCACGTCCACGTAGTCACCAGCGTAGCGGTCGGAAATCCATCTGGCAATATCCGGCCCTCCGAGCGCCGTCAGCTGGCTTTTGGTCTTTGGCGTCCCGGGCACATAGAGGCGCATGCCGCCTGCACGGAGCAAGAAACGCTCGACCGGGGCATCGCCCAGATCGGCGCGCATCTCGTCGACCCAGAGAGGTTCATTCTCCATGGGGCACCTTCCTGCGCCGCCGCCCCGGAGGCGGCGTGTTCTGCCGTGTGACGGTCACAACGCAACCGCCCTCGATCCTGTAGACGAACCCGCCACTGATCACGCCGCAGGCACCGGCCTCGAGGCCCTCCTCCACAACGCGCCCGATCTCGCGGCGGAGCGCGTCGATATCCACGCCTTTGACCCGCTCGAGATAGCGGATCACGGCATGGACAGAGGCGGGGTGGCGTGGCTTTTTCACCGGCGGTGGTCCTCCCAATCGAAGTCGATGTTCTGCCGCTGGCCCCACGTTTTGAGGGCCTGAATGACGGCGTCGATCTGTTCCCACGCGCGCAGCATGTCGACATCAGCCGGGACCGATCCCCAGACGCTCCCGAACCGCGCCCGGATGAACTTGTTGAGCCCGGCGCGGGAGGGGTCGCGCAGCGCGCCGGACTGTCCGAGCTTGCGCCAGAGGACGTGGATCATGCGCAGATCGGCACGCGGTGCGGGCTTGTGGCGCGGGTTGCGGGGACGATCCTCGAACCCGGCCTGCTTCAGCCGGTTGACGATCAGCTTCAACTCGCCGTCGTTCATGTCGCGCAAAGACGCCTTGCCGGTGACGCTGACCTGCAAGTCGCGGCGGGCTTCGTCGTCGAGGCCCAACTGGCGGCAGGCCACGAAGATCAGCTGTTGCAGCGCGCGGTTCATGCCAGTGTCATCCCGAGCGCTTGCGCGTACATCTCGAGAACCGCCTGTTCCTCGGCGACGTCGTTGATGTCACGCTTGCGCAGGGCGATGATCTTGCGCATCACGGCGGTGTCGTAACCGCGCCCTTTGGCCTCTGCCATCAGCTCCTTTTGATGCTCCGTGAGGTCCTTCTTCTCAGATTCAAGCTGCTCCCACCGTTCGATGAACTGGCGCAGCTCTTCTGCAGTCACCCGATAGTTATCATCCTGAGAAGTCATTGCTCATTCCTCTATTGTGCTGGCCAACGTCGCGACGCAGACCGGTTCCACCTCGATTGAACACACGATCCGGCGCTCGCACTCAGGGCAGGTATGGGTGCCCCAGCTGACGTCTCCCAAATCGTGATAGCAACCCGGGCAGGTCCAATTGTCGTCCCTGCCCGGGTTGCGGCATTCCTCGGTAAAAGGCTCATAGCTCGGACGGCTCATAGCGAACTCTCCAAGTAACGGGTGACCGCGCCGAGCAACTGGTCGCGGTCTTCATCCTCGCCGGGCATCACCTCGATCAGGAGCCGCATCGCGTCGGCCAAAATCGCGAGGGTGTCGCCGCCCCTGATATTCCCGACCGGGCAAATCTTGCCCTCGCGCGCGGCCTCGATCAAATCGAAGGACGCGCTGGAGGTTTGTTCCGCTGCCGCAAGCAGCTTGTTGACGGTGTCGTCCATCTCTCAGAACCTCGACTGAAGAGCCAAGACGACGAGTGCCGTGCCCAGCAGGCTGAAAAATGGCGCGGCAATGGAGGTCGCCTTCGCCTTATCTAACTCGCCCTTGTCAAGCTGCTGGCCGCACAATGCGGCGACCATCAGCGCCAGCAGATGAAAGACGACCCCAGCCACAATGATTAGAACGGCGCTCATACCCTCACACCTTCGCCAGATCGAGAACCACGGTCTGCCATGGCGCTTCGGTGTTGGGGCGGTGCTTCACGCGCACATAGGTGGCCTTGCCAACCACGCGCATGGCGTCGCGGATGGCGTCCATCGCCCGGTTCCAGCGGGCATCGGCGATGTCGAGGCGCAGCAGCATGAAGATCTCGGCGCGGTTGATCTGGCCTTCCTTGTCGGTGTTGAAGGCGCGCGTCACGATGGCCTGAATTTCCGGGCGGCTGTCGGCGGCCCACTCATTGAGGCATTCGTCGATCAGGCCCTTGGCGATCTGCAACTCGGGGCCGAAGTCAACGCGGTCCTGTACCTGCACCTGCACCTGATAGAGCCCGTCATAGGTGGACAGCGTCTTGTTGCCTTTGGCCCCGCCCACGGTCGTATCGTACTCTTGCGCGAGGATCGCCTCGAAGTCCGAGATGTCGTCGAAGGTGTGCTCCTTGAAGCGCTTGAGCTGGTCACTCAGCGCCAGCGCATATCCGGCGATCTTGCGCACCTGCTCATCCATCAGCTGGTCTTGCGCGCGCACGAGATCGAGCGGCACCTCGCGGCCCTTGGCGTCGACCATCTTGCGGCGGCCGTTCTCCTCGATGATGCCCGACGGCACCGGGCGGGGGGTGAATTCAGACATTTTACTCTCCTGTTGAAGGGGGTGTTGAAAGGAGGCTTGGACCCACGCCGTGGAGCGCGCAGACGGCGGCCATGGCGGCGATCTCGTCCATCGAGCAGAGCGTACTGCCGCGCGGGCCAAGCAGGTCCACCTTGGCCACTCCCGAGGCTGCAAGGCGCAGCATCTCGTCGGGGCTCCAGCGGTTGAGTTCGGGGGCGTTCATGCGTCGGTCTCCTTGTCGTCGAGAACGGCGTCGATCAGATTGTCGCGTGCGGCGCGGTCGAGGATGTCGCGCGCCAGCACGCCCACGGTCACGCCGCGCAGATCGGCGTGCACCTTGAGCAGGTCGCGCAAATCCTCGGCCACGCCCGTGGCGCAAATCTTGCGGCGTGCGGGCAGGGGGCCGGAACGGGCGGGTGCCACGTTCACGCCGCGCTTGCGCCAGTAGCTCAGTCGACACGAGACGGCATTGGGGGACATGCCGGTCAACTCGGCGATCTCGCAGGGGCGCTTGCCACGCCGCGCCATGTCCAGCATCGCCGGAAGAAGGAGGCTATGCTTCTGCATCGTCGTCCCCCATGTGGACCGGGCACCGGTTGCAGGCGCGGTACATAGTGACGGTCTGCGAGTTGACGTTCTCGAAATGACGCGCCTTGCCGCGCCATTTGCGGCAGACCTGTAGCCCGATTTCGCCCTGGACGGGGCAGGCAACGGTCGCCTTCATGAAATGCCCGCGCACGAGATCCTCAACGAGGCTCGTATCCGCCTGATAGCGGTTGCGCAGGATGCTCGAGACCAGCGACGCACTGCGCTCCATCCGCCGCGCCACCTTGTTCTGGCTATCCCGGTCGCAGGCCTCGGCCAGAGCGGCCACCCAGTCGGGCAAGGCCTCGCCCCAGAACTCGCGGGCGGTGTCCAGCGCGCTCATGCCGCACCGCCTTTCGCCGGGCTGAAATCGCCCGTGTTGGGATCAAGGATGCCCGCCAATCGCACGGGCTTGGGGGCACGTGGGCCAGTATCCTCGATTATCTGGTAGAGCGCCTCACGACGGCCGGGGATGGCCGTCTGGCGTACCTTCAGGTGGTTGGAGGCCAGTAGCTGGCGGCAATAGGCACGGGCCTTCTCGACAGTGACCTCGACGCCCCCGGCATTGGCATGGGCCGCCACATCGGTCGGGTTGAAATGGCGCAGATGGCGCATGGCCCGCCACATGTTGCCCTCGGGCGTGGCCTCGCCTGTAACCGGCTGTGGGCCGGGCTGGGGCATATGGGCCGGGGCATACCAGCGCTTGCCATTACGCGCGATCCGCGTCACGCGGATCTGGCCTGCGTCCATCCAGTGGCGGATATAGCGGACGGCGGTCTCGCGGCTGCACCCGCGCCGGGCCACCTCGGCCCAGTCGAACTCCTCGAGGCCTTTCACCTCTGCCCACATCTGCGCAAAGAGGTCGCTCATGCGCGCACCGCCTTTCCGCCCGGCCCAAGCGGCACGACCGTATCCGGACCACGCGCCGCCGCCGGGCGGAAATCATCGACGCGACGTACTGCCGGAGGCTGGCCTGTCTCGAAGACCCGGTTGCCCCATAGATCAAGATCCGCCAACCGGCGACCCCGCCCGTGGGCGAGTTCCTTGGCACGTGCGAGGTTGATCGCCACGCGACGGATCGAGCCGCCCGAGGCGTCAACGATGGAGGTCAGAAGATCGTCCGCGACGTCGATGCCGGCCGCATAGATCGAGGCCAGCTTCTGCGCGTCGCTGATATTGCAGGCAAGAGCGGGCTCCCATGCAAGTTGCCGGTTGTGAATGTTCTCCCAGCGGGTCAAATCCTGCGGCAACTTTTCCTCACCGACCAGAATAATCGGGGCCTGACTGCTCTCGTAGATGTCGCGGGCAAGCTCGATCATCCGCTTGCGCAGGAGATATTGCGCGTCATCGATGATGAGCGGCCGGTCGGTCCGGGCGAGCTGCGCGCCGATGGCGTCCACCATCGCGGGCACGCCGCGCACCGGCGTAAGGCCAATCTCCCGCAAAACTGCCTGCGCGAAATACGTCGGTGTCCAGCAGTCTTTGACCTGGACAACATGGGCCTGATACTCGTTGGCCGCGACCGTCACGGCGGTAGTCTTGCCCCAGCCGGAGGGGCCGTAGAACGTGGCCATGCCGGGCAGACCAAAGGCGCGGGTCTGAACTCGTTCGACCAGGCCAATCAGCGCCGCGACATTCCGCAGGGGCGCAATAGAGGGTGTCATTCTGCTCTCCTTTTCTTCTTATTCTTGGGTGCCAAAGAGACGCGCCATGCGTAGTTTGGCGCGATAGTCTGAACTCTGCTGATAGTCGGCCAGCCAGTCGGCCTGCGCCTGTGTCAGCGCCTCTCCGTCCGCCTGTGCGCGCTCAAGGACGCGGGCGCGGGCGAACATGATTTCGGGATCGTCGTCGGCGGGCTCGGCGGGCCGCACGCGGTGCTCCTCAAGCCGCATCACGCGGGCCTCGATCTCGGCCAGATGCTCGACCTCCTCGGCACTTTGAGCGCGCCGACGCCGCTTGGGTGCGGCGGCGTGCGGCGTCACCAGCTGATGAACTTGCGCTTCTGGCAAGGGTTCACTGGCTGCGAGGCCAGAGGCCGCACGCACCCGCGCTGCCACCTCGGCTGCCGTCAACTCGCGCGCAGCCTTGGCCTCGGCCTTCTGTGCCTTCGCCCACGCCCCGCGCTTGCGCGCATGGTCGCGTGCGGCTTCGACGTCGATGAATTTGGCGGCCTCGAGACAGGCGGCATGGCCCAAATAGCGGCCCGTGAGATCATAGACCTCGAGCCCGGCTCCCAAATCATCCGCGTCGAACCGCGCAACCACCTTTTCGCCTGCGATCCGGTACATCCACTCTGACCAGTATTCCGTGTCATAGAGCTTCAGCGCGCCGTTTCCGGTCTTGGCCCGCACGCCCTCGGCGCGCAGGAGCCACATGCGCAGCTGTTCGTCCGTCGCGCGCTTGACTGTCGCCTTGGCATAGCCCGCGTTGAACACCTCATTGAACGAGCGTCCCATGGCCACTTCACTGCGCCGCCCGGGCCGGGCGTTGTGATGCTCGAGCTCATCCTCCAATACGAGGCGGAACTCGTCGAGCGGGACGGCGCGGGAGCCATAGTCCTCCGGTTTGGCTTCCGGTCTGTTGCCGGTATAGGCCCCGTCAAAGGCCGGGTGCTTGGCCACCCGGTCGCAGAGATCGCGAAACGCGCGCTCGATGGGCTTGGATTGCCCCGAATAGGGCGTGGCCCAATGGATTTCGACACCTAGGAGCGGAAGGAGGCCGGGGATATCTTCGTCGGTGATCTTGAACCGAAACCGGGTCGGCGTGCCGCCCGTCATCGCCTTGGCGGCGAATTCCCGGCCGTTGTCGATCAGAACCGACTGCGGGATGCCATAGGTCCGGATCAGATCGCCGGTCACCAGCTGCACGGTGTGGCTGTTGGCCGTCGGGGATAGTCGCCACGCCAAGAGTTTGCCGGAATAGACGTCCGACCAGACCATCATCTGCGGGCGCACGGGCTTGTCGTAGCCGGGCCAGTCCACGAAGACGTCGAACTTGTGATAGTCGCCCTGCACGCATTCGAGCGGGGTCATGAATGCCTTGCTGCGGACCTGCGCGGGATAGAGGCGGCGCAATGCCTCTTCGCCCCTGCGCAAGTAGATTTCAGTGGGGGCCGATACGCTGGACTTGAGCCAGCGCCGCACCTGATGCAGCGGCGGCACGACACTGTTGCGTCGCTCGGACGTCCAGACGCGCACTGCACGGTCATAGCAGCTTGTGAGAGAGGGCTGGGACGGGCGCAGCCAGTCACTGCGCACGAGCGCCAGAAAGGCCGGGTCTGTATCCAGTCGGGATCCTTGTGCCCGCCGCAACGCCCGCCCGTCGATCAGATAGGCCAGCCGGTCGGCGCGTGCGACGCCCTCGATGTGCGAGAGATAATTCCAGAGCGATTTCTCGGCGCGTCCCGACTTGCGTGCGACCTCCCGCACCGCCGCCGACCGTGTCAGCCCGGCCCCTTCCAGTAACTCGACCTCGGCGATGGCTGCCAGCCGCGCCTCGGCTTCAGCGCGGGCCTTGTCACCCGCCGCCGCATATCGATCCCATGCCGCGTCTTGCCCCTGCTGAACGGGTGCGGTTTTGACCAGGCTGGAACTTAGCCGCATGCGGGCGCGCAATGGCAGAACGCTCCAGTGATATTCGATGCCGCCGCCTACCCCCTTGCGCCGCCGGGCCTTCCCCGCGTGTCGCGCCCAGCCATCACGCTGTGCCAGTTCGTTGATCTTGCGCTTTGTGCTCGGGAGATCCGGAAGCCCGGCCTCCGCCAGCTCTGCCGCGCTCCACCATTCCTGCGCAGGGGCCGGGCCTGTCATGCTGCATCCCCTTGGTCAAGTTCCCCGAACAGCGTCGCAACCTCCGCGCCGCGCTCCTCCAGAAACGCCATGCGCTCGCGCTTGCCCGCGCGGTCCCATGCGTCCAAGAGGCGTGACAGGGTTGCGTCCTTGGGACTTGCCGGGGCCGGGGCTTCGCCCCGTGCAACACGGTAAGCCTTACGGGCAGCGTTGACTGTCTTTGCCTCCCCGGAAGAGAGCGCCTTCATGACTTCGCTACGTTCTCCAGGATCAGAAATCTTGCCGATTTCTGCTATATCCTTGTATCCGAGGTATTGGGGTGCCAACTGGATTGCACGAACTTCATCCGCCTCCAGAGCCTTCACAGCCCTGATCTGACGCCGAACCGTGCTCTCATCCTGTCCCGTCATTTGCCCGACTTTCACGGCGAAAGATACGACGGGCATCGTGCCCGTCGTATCCCACCGCTTGGCAACAAGAGCCTCACCAATCGCCGCGCGGGCTTCGGGGTGCTTCTTTTCGTACGCCTCTTTGTACTCCAGCAGAAAGACCGCGCGATCTATCGGCTTCATCTCAGCACGGGCCAGATTGCGCTCGATCTCCATAAGGCGGGCATCGGCGTCCGTCCCGTCGTAGACAGACGCAAGGATCGTGACGTTCCCGAGCCGCTTTGCGACCTCAATCCGATGCGCGCCGTCAATAAGGCGATAGACTACGGTGCCTTTGCGTCGTACGCGGCGCACATCAATCGGATCGGTGGTAGAGCCACCTTCGTCGATTGTCATGAGGATGGCCGAGATACCAACCTCGTCTACAGGACGCAGCCGGTCCTCTATGACGATTTCAGCAACAGCCATCTCCCGTGTCTCGATCAGGCGCATTTCACTCATTGTCGAGCGCCTTTTCGAGGGCCTCTAGTATCCCCTTAAGCGCTTCGATATCGCTCTTGATCAGGAAAACCGGCACGTCTGGGAGGGCCATGTACAAGGGGTCCCCGTTCGCCAGCTGGCGCGCAACGAACCTGATCGCATTGGCCTTTTCCAAGGCAAGCTGAGCGAGATTGTCAAATTTGTGCAATTTGTCTGTTTTGGTCATTCTGGGGCCTTCGTCATTGTGTACCGGCAGATCAGCCGGTCGCCTTTCCGTTCGCGGGTGCAGAGGATTTCCGCCCCGTTCGCGCGCAGTTCAGAAATGCAACTGTTCACCGCCACCACATGCGCCCGGCGCACGATCTCGCGCGTGGTATGCGGGCGACCGTCCTTGAGGACGGCCAGAACCCGTTGCAGGCGGGGCGAGGTGAGCGGCGCGTGGTGCATCAGCAGCCCAGCATCTGAGCATCGAGCCCGGCGCAACCGGAACGGCAGTTGCCACACATGCGGTGCCCCAGCCCCGTCGACCAGAACTCGGTGCCGCAGGTGAGGCAAGGACGGTTGCGGGCGTGCTGTGACTTAACCGCCTCGACGTCCATCCGGTCTTGGGCGCGCAGGGCGATATCGCGGTTGCTGAACGTGCCGGACACGCGCTCCTTGCCGTCGAAAACGGCGTAGCCGCGGCCCGTTTTTTGAACATGCAGGCTCATGCGATCACCCTCCAAAGCACGCGACGCCGAAGAGCAGGACGAACAGCGCCAGCACTCCCACCACATCGCCGATGACAGAAAAAGCACCCCGGCCGGAGCAAGCAGACTGGGCACAGCCGGGGCGCAGGTACCGCGCAGCGCACAGGCCAGCACGCGCGCGGATCTTGGAAACGGGTTTGAACAGGGGTTTCAACGATGCACCCTCCGCAGGTCATTTTCCCGCATGAACGCTTCCTTGCGGATCGACAGGTGATGATCCTCTGCCAAGCGGCTCAGGCGCATCAACGGCAGCGCACAGCAGGGCTCGTCGATGTCGCGTACCAGCTGCAAGGCCAGCGCCACACGCTGCACTTGCGGGATGGCCGCGATCTCGGCCTGCAACTGGCCCGCGTCGGGGATCAGATCGGAAATCCGCATCGCATTAATCCTGTGTTGAAGGGGGTGTTTCAGGGGCGGCGTCTCGGCTCAGCACCCCATAGGACAGGCCGAAAGCGACCACGGCCCAGAAGACGAACGCGAGCATCATAGCGATAGCAAGGCCGCTGCCCGGAGGAAGGTTGCGTTCGGGGTCGCGCACTTCGCGTAGTCGCCCACGCATGCCACGGCCTAGCTTGATACCGCTCATGCGGCGTCCTCCCGCCGCATGCGGTCGGCATAGAGCCGCGCAAAGGTCTCCTCGCCCACCTCGTCAAGCATCTTTTGGCGCAGGGCGCGGGCCTTGGTCCCGTTCCATCCGCCGGTGGCAGCGCTCTTGGCATTGGTCGGCGTCACCCCATGCGGCACGCACCAATCCTTCAGGTTGGTGCCGATCACCCGCAGATACCCTAGGAACACGTCATAGAAGACGGGTCCCGGCTGGATTGTTGTGACTTTTTCTGTCATATGCTTTTTCCCTAGTAGGTCACAAAATGACCGTATTTCACGTTCAAGCTTAGTTTTGAACGTGAAATACGTTCATGTCAATAGGTTTTATCAGAATGTCAGCGGATCCCGGTAAAAGGCTTGCGCTCTGGAGAAAGAAGCAGGGGCTGTCCCAACGCGCCCTTGGTTCTACGATGGAGGTGAGCCAAGGATATATTGGTGATATCGAAGCCGGACGGAGCGAACCGTCGCGCAACTTCCTGATCCGGCTGCAAGGGCGCTTTGGCCTGCGAGCCGATTACATTCTCTATGGCGAAGGCGACCCCGTCGCCGCCGAACCGCCACCGCCAACGCGCGCGCGCCTCGATCCGATGATCCTGATGATCTGCGGAACGGAAGTCCGCAAGGTCTACGCCGATCTCGGCCTCGACCTTCCTAGCGATACGCATTTTAAGGAAGGCGTATGGTTCTACAACGAGCTGCTCTCGCGCATGGAAAATCCCGAGGACGGCGACGAGCTAGAGGCTCTGCTGCCGGACATCCGGCAACTGCTTAAAACCCGCCTGCACAATTCCGTTGATCCCTAAGTCGTATCCTGGGCGACATTGCCTGACCGGCACATGCGTGGTAGGCCACAACGATAAACTTGGAGGTTTCAACGTGCGAACGCTTCTATGCCGTGCCGCTCTTACGGCGATGTTTGTGGCCGCCGCCCCGTACTCTGCGTCGGCGCAAGTTAGCCATCAAGACTATGAGGGCGACTGCCAACTTGTATTTCTCGTGGCCCGCGTTGCAATCGGTAGTAGCCAGTACGGGCTGGTGTCTCTCGAAGAGACTTTACAAGAATACACCAGCCCAAGTGTTTTTCGTACTGCGTCGCAGCGTTCAGTTTATGAACGGATTATCCGCGATGCCTATGGCCGCCCCATAATGGTTAAGGGAGGCACGATGCCAACTGATGTCTATCGTGAAGTGATCGACGGATTTGCGTCAGACTGGGCCGGGTCGTGTGAACGCGGTGAGCTTCATGCGCGTTGAAGAACCTACCTTTTAGCGTTCCTTAGGCCTAGAAAAACCGTCCCACTTCTATTCTCCGTTTATCCTACTTCAGAAATCTCTATGTATTTGATTTCATTAGCGGAAACATGGAAGTGGGACGGCAAATTAGAACTGGGCGGACTTGGTCCCAGTTCCGGACGTGCCGGGGGCCGTTAAATGCCCCCTTAAACACCCCTCTCAGAGCCGTTTGAACCATATTTCAATAGGGTTTCGCACATTTTGCGCTTCGCAGTTCGCAGTGGCCCCGAAAACGCCAACATCGCCGTTTTCGCCCGCTTCTCGCACTTTACTGCAAACTTCACCCATGCCAACCGCAGCCCCGCGTCCGCGCAGAAATATGCCTTATTTCATTGACCTATCCGGCTTCATCCCGCCTCATTCTGGGTCTTCCGGCATGACTGTAAACTAGAGTGTAACCCTACAACTGTTGTAGCGTGACAGCGAAGTTTGCAGTGAATTACAGTGAAGTTTACAGCAACGGGGTTTTTAGAAATTGGTGACTGTGACGTCCGGCCCAAAGCGACCGTTCGTCGATCAACCCAGATGCTGCGACCCGGAACGTCACACCGGACATTCGCCGAGAGTGTAAAACCGAGCCTATCGCGCCCCAGATCTATTTCTAATTTTCAACGCGCTCCAACGGGCGAACCTGTGTGCGAAACTCATGAGCGGTGACTGCAACGCTAGCGACACTAAAAACGGATACTCGTATGCAATTTGCCGCTTCGGTATCGAAGAGGGCCAAGTTCTTTCCCGTCCCCACAGAACTCGTATAAAGTACACCGTCAAATCCTTTTTTCTTTATAAACTCGCAGAGATATTGACTTGGAACGTAGTCAGTTGCGGCGCTGCGGGGCAGCACCGGACGAGTGAGTTCGTGGCCCAGACTTTCTAGGAACGGCAAGTCTGCCCTAAGCTGAACAATCTCATCGGAAGATCCACAGATAAAAGGAGAGACGAGTGTCTTAGGTGATCGTAAATCGACGATTGTAAGTCCTTCACGCAGCTCAAATTCTGCAACGGTCGCGAATTCACCCGTATGAGGGCGTATTTCCGAAATCGCTGTGTTCTCATCAGATGCAAGATAGAGATACGGAATGCCTGCGGGGTTGGCTCTTCCGTGGGAAGCGGAACCTTTTGGTGGCGCTCCCATCGATTGGGCATCGAAAGGCTGATTATCAGGCGAGATCCTGGCTCGAAACCAGATCTTTTCTAGCGGTGCTGAAAGCAAGAACTCGAGCAAAAGCTTCAACCGTTCTTCCTTAATTTTTTCGTCTAGAAAATACCTATTCTTGAAGCGAAGTTCTTGACGAAGTTCAAGCCAATCACCGACCTTAGAGTCATCCGGCGCGGTCAAGGGTCTAAACGACTTTCGAACGATCTCTCCATCATCTAAAATATCGGAAAGTAGTTCTTTGGCGTGTGCTTCGTCCATTTTGGCATGAGAGAAAAGCCCCCAGTCCTTTTTGAAGTTTGCCACAAGACTTACACCGCCTTCAGCTTCTTCATAAGATTCGACTAGCAGCTCAAAAACATCAGAAAGCTCCGACGGTTCAACAAGTTTGTCCGAAGGGTCTCCGCAATAATTACAATCCCCTTTCGCCAATTCTGTAGCCAGAAATTGAAACAGGTGTTTTTCGAGTCCACGGTCCCCAAAACAGTTTGGGCAGCATTTATTTGGCATCAATTCGCCTCAGAAAAATAGTCTGCCAGTGTCTCAATGTGATGGATCATCGAAAGTTTTTTAACCTGACCCAGCCCTGGAAAGTGTTGTTTTGCATGCAACTCTAGGAACTCAGATAAAGCCTTACCATGAAACAGGTTTGATGTTCCGTGATTGAACTTCGTGACCAGCTTAGAGAGCGCTTCTGCGAACTTTCCAGCAGGATCCGTTGGAGTGCTATTTGAATCTGACACAAAATGGCGCACGTACATCTGATCGTCTTTGTCTGGATCAATGAACGTCATGTGAATGGCGACGGCATAAGCAGGTCCACCTGTCTCACTATAGTCATCCCCGACAGTTAGGAAGTCTCCAAAACCATTCAAACCCAACTCGGAATTAAATGTTACATGCAAATCTGAAAAAAGCTCAACAGCAGGATAACTAGCATTCCGCTGTTTGTTGAATCCATCCCGAAGCAGCACTCGAGAAGCACTGCTGAACTTCTTTCGGTATAATACAGGGCTAGCCTGTTCGATGAAGACATGTCGTGTATGACTGAGCTCGTCCCCAAGTTTTTCTGCGAGGCCGTTTTCCTGCAGAAAGCCCGAGTGAATAAAATACGGCCTATGATTTGTATGAGCTTCAAAAAGCGTCATGGCATCTATTACCGTCATCGTATCCGTCAATAAGATGCCAGCGCTTACGTTGTCGGTCTCAAGATAGCCTTCCTTGAGAAAAGTCGATATTGCGGCTCCATTTCCAGCTAAGCTTCCATGTTGAGGATTCACTATTACGATCGCATGCCCACCGCTTTCACAAACCGCGTCAAGCGCACGGGTCAACCCCTTCAGTGCTTCTTTTACGGGTTCAATTATGGGTATGAAACCAGCCTTCGCCAGCAATTCTGCGGTATCTCGAATAGTGATGAGCTCAAATTGCTTACCGCGAAAGTATGGAAAGTACATTTAACATCCTAACTCCAAAATATTGATTGTTCGATTGGAGTTTTAATGGCTTGCACCAGTTTTGCCCCGTCACTTAGCCTTAAGTTGTACATCAATGCGGCGGCATGCAACGATAAAGGTAGATCTTCGACGAGTCTCTGGAAAGAATGTTGTGTTCGGCTCTGCCTGAGCACCTGAACCATTGCGTCATGGACTTCTCTTGGATCAAGGCGTTCGTAGAGTTCTGAAAGCGCGCTAAACATCTGAGTGTTTGGCACGGAAGGTACAGGCTTGCCTATGTGTTTGAGAATACGAATTGCCTCAGTTCTTCGAAGAGCCCCCAGAATGCTGAGTGGTTTAACTTCGTCTGGCCGATCGACGGCTTCTCTAACTGTGCTTATGCTATTCCATCTTTTCAGATACATAACGCCTACGTGAAGCGGCGCGAGCTCTTTTATCGCGTTGATGTGACGTTCTGAAGCAATTACATACGTACGAGCAAATATATCGGCGTAGTCTTCTAGTTGTTTCTCAAGTCTCTGGAGACTGTCACGTTCGGATTTAACCTCATAGACTGTAGATGTGCCGTTCAATATGACAACATCCGCTCTGCTAGCTCCAGTTCGAAACTCTCTCACCATACTGGCTGTTTTCAGGGAATGTTTACCTAAGAGCACGTTTTGAACTATAGCCGACTGATAAATGTATTCATTTCGGAGGCCACTTCGGCGTAATTGAGCGAAGCCAAAGTCAAACGCGTCACCGACGGTGCGAACTTCTTGAAGTTCGAATAGTTCAGCTTGATTTACCAACGAGCTAAACTTGGCAGAGCTGCCTTTTTCAGCAAGTTCTCTAACAACGCCGGCCGAAAAAAGGCGAGCAATCGCCGCATCCTTGTGGTGGTCGCGAGTTCTATCTGTGTACATTGGTCGAATTCGCCGCTGCCTTTTCGGGGGACCCTAAACCAAATTTGACCGTTGCACATCAGAAAAACGTCGCGACTGATTGCTCATCAAGTCCAAGTCGAGGGCCAATCGCTGGCCCAACACGAAGGCATAAGAGATTGGCCAAATGAATATCCGCCTAGAAACTATGGTTTTCAGGCCTCGCACCCATAGCGAACTTCCGCTTTCCGCCCTTCCTGCTCGTGCTGCGTCGGCTAGCTGGGAGTTTGATCTCGATCGGCTACCGCCTGACACCGATCATTGGGAAGGAACATGAGGGGCTGTTTCAACGCCCCTTTAACACCCCCCTCACTCGACATACCGAAAGCCCTGCACCGCGCGGAAATGCCCGCCGTAGCCGCTCCCGGCGGGTTTGAGGCCTTTGCGTGCCCGGGCGGCGGCGAGGGTCTTCATGCTGCGTTCCTTGGCCTCGGCATAGAGGATGGCCGAAACCTGTGCCCAGAGGGGATCGCGGCGCAGGGCGGCGGCGAGGCCGGGATGCGAGGTGTGAAACAGCATCGGCATCGGTTTGTCGTAGCGGTTCACGCCGCGCCGCCAGAGCGCGCAAACCTCGTTGAGAAAGCGCAGCCCCAGCCCCGCGCCCTGCCACTCAGGCATGACGACAAGGCGGCAGGCGCGGCCTTCGACCAGCCCCGGCCGGGTCGAGACGGCCAGATGCGCCACCGGTGCGCCGTCGACGAAGCCCACGTAGTAATTGGCCGCGATCATGCGGGGCAGCTTCAGGTAGTGATGCGGCTCAAAGGCGGGCCAGAAGGAGCCGTCTGTCTGGTGAATGTCCATGGCAATGCGGGGTGCCCGTCGAAGACGCCTCCAGCGAAACTCGGCCCGGCGGGTGTCGATCACCCAATCGGGCTGCAACCAGGACACGACGTCCTCGTGACAGGTGACGGCGACGAACTGGCCAGAGCCCCGCCGCCATGCCTTGGCAAAGGCTGCCGCCCCGATCTGGGCCACGCGCCGGTCAATGGTCGAGGTGAACTCGTCGAGAATGGCAAAGCTCGGCCGCTCGGCCAGAATGCGCGCGAGCTCGGCCCGGAACTGCTCGCCGGTGGAGAGGTGGGGATAGGGGCGCAGCCAGCTGGGCACCGTGCCGAGGCCCACGGCGGAGAGGGCGGCCGCGACGGCGTCGAATTCGCCCTCGGGGTCAATCGCGTCGATCAGCGCGCCCTCGGGCCACGGGCGCGGGTCAAGCTCCGCTCCGAAGGCTTCGCGGGCGAGCGAGGATTTCCCGCTGCCAGAGGGGCCGACGATGAGGCCTATCTGCCAGGGCTGTGCTGCCAGATCGGCCTCGACCTCGATGCGGAAATCCGCGTCGCCCTCGACGTTGAAGAGGCTGGAGACCCGGGCGGCGCGGTAGGTATCCGGGATGGGGCTGGCGTGGTGGATGGCGAGCTTCATGTGACCACCACGCGGCATTTGAAGCCTTGGCGGCGCAACCGGCCGAAGGCGTTGATTTGAGCCACCTCGTCCTCGAGGAGGACGATGACGCCATATTGCCGCCGGTAGCGGACGCCTTTGGGCAGGCCCGGCGCACCGGGCGGCAGCTCAGGTTTCGGGAGTGTGGTCGATCTGGTCAAGTTTGGCTCCTTCTCTCTGCGCATCGCGCGTTTGGGGAAGGGCTCTTGGCCTCAGGATATTCATCGCCCGGCAGCGCGGGCATTTGATCGAGACGCCGGATATTTGCGCCCCTCTCTGATATTTAAATAGCAAACGGCTGCATGCGCAGCAACGCAGTTCTAGACCTTCCAAATCGAATCGCCTCATAGTCCCGCCGCCCCCTTGGGGCAGGGAGCGGCCATGAGGTGTTTCTGGTCGGCGGGGGTATGTTTGGTGACTGGCCCCGCGTGCCCGGGCGTGCCCTCCAGCACGCTCGGGGCCTCCTGTAGGGCGGCCGCTCACGGCCACCGGGTAATCCCCACACATTGGGGGATGTCTTCAGATCGACCGGGCGACTGTCAGGCGCGCCGCATAGGTTTCCGTCTTGCCGCCTTTCGAGGCGCGCAGCTGGACCTCGTAGAGCCCCGCCGCAAATGTCTCCGCAGGCCAGAACACGCGCACCACGCCGGCCATGCCGTCCAGGACACTCACCCCCAAGGGGATGGTGGGGCCAGCGCCGAGCGCCCATGCCTCTACAGCGGCCCCGCTGAGATCGGGCGCGGTGCTGTCCTTCCTGAGAAAGGTGATGACGGCGGAATAGGTGTTTTTCTCGAAGGTCTTCATCTCGTCCATCAGTCTCTCCATTCGGCCACAAAACGTGGCTCATCCCAAAGAGCGGTAAAGCGTGGTTCATCCCAGAGCGCCGTTGCCCTGAAATCCACCACCCGGCTTGTGTCAGCGGGTGCGGCCTCTGACCCGGATGTGCCTCCCGAGACCGCAGACCGGGCCGCGATCAGCGTGGGTTCGGCTGTGAGGCCGGACACACCGCCAGCGTTGGCCGCGCGCAGTGTGACTGCGGCGGGTATGGCCTCTGCCCCTGACAGCCCTCCTGACGCCGCCGCCTTGACGCTGACATGCACGGCCATGGCCCCGGTGCCAGAGACCCCGCCGCTGGAGGCGCTGCGCGTCTGCACACGGACCGCCATAGCCTCAGACCCAGATGCGCCTCCTGACGTGGCGCCGCGGCTTGTTTGAGTGCCCGCCTGGGGCAAGGCCTCGGATCCCGACGCGCCGCCGCTTGATGCCCCGCGCAGCGCGACCTGCACAGGGGCCGCAGGCGAGCCCGACGCGCCGCCGCCCGGTGCGCTGCGCGTGGCGATCCGGACAGGGCTTGCAGACGCGCCAGAGGTGCCGCCGGATGCGCCAGCGCGACCCGAGACGAGAGTGGCTGCCGCGTCGGCACCAGATGTTCCGCCGGAGGTCGCAGCGCGGCCCTGCACGATAACGGGGGCCGCCGTAGCTCCCGATGTGCCGCCGTTCGATGCGGTTCGTGAGAGCACGGAGACAGGAGCGGCGTTCAGACCCGAGGTGCCGCCACTCGATGCGGCGCGCTCAGAAACAACCGTCCCACCGCCACTAGGGATTTCCTCGATATACTTGTTGCGAAGATAGGCGTTCGTCTCAGCCAACTGCGCCGGATTATGCGCCCCGGCATAGATCAAAACAGCGGCACAATCCATGAAGGCACCGCTGTTGTTGCTGAGTTTGTAATTGATATAGAGGCGTTCCAGTACCGTGTTGAGCGTGGCCGGGGTGCCGCCCATCAGGTTCACGTTGTCGATGAACCCTTCAACATCTTCCCCGTCAAAAGTGACCGCTAGCACATGCCAAAGGTCATCGTTGAAACTATCGACCGACGCATAGCTGGCCGCCCAGAAGTCGGTGAGCACTTTTTCAGTGCCGCTCATCACCATACCGAATGCCTGGCGCGTAGAGGGATTGCCATACATCACGCCGTTGAAGTTACCGGCGTTCACTTGGTTAGGATAACGGGCAACGATGTACATCGTACGAGGCTCCGCCCCGTCTGGCAGATCGTGGTCGTATAAGGTGTCATTCCCAAGTCCGTCAATGCTACCGACAAACTGAAAATAACTCGCTCCAGTAGGTGTTCCCTCTTCGCCTGTCCGCAACACTGGCGCAGTCATAAGGTGTTCTTGGACTAGCTCAATCCCGGCGACTTCGTCCACCCACAGCGTCGGGGAGACAACCGTGTTGGTTGTCTCGAACTGAGCTTTAAGATTCGTGGTGATCAGCGCCATCTTTGGGCTTCCTTACGTGATGTCACAGCTTGAGAGCGCGGAGATCCCGCTTGAGTGAGGCCGCGAGATCCATCCGCCCCGCGTCGAACGTGTCCGAACTTAAGGTCTTGAGGCTCACATTCGGGCGCTCGTATTTTTCGAGCAGGTCGATTGCCGCCATGAGAGCCGCGTTCCAGGCGTGGATGGCGCGAACGCCATCCACCACCGGGCCGCCGTTGCTCTCATAGGCGACGCGGTTCATCAGGAAAGGAATTCCTTGAGTTTCGACGCCGGGAACTTGATCTCCGCGCCCACGCCCAGATCGGCGGGGGGGATTGCCGACCAGCTCAGAAAATTGCCCCCTGTCGCCGCATCGTAATAGGCGACGGCAACAACGCTCTGCACCGGATCGTGGGTCGAGGAAAACACGACGTCCGGGCCGTTGAGCACCGCCTGTCGGGTGCCATCCTCCGGATCGGCAGCGGGCGCGGCAAAGGTCACGGCCGCGCGGGCATAGCCGCTGCCGGTCACTTCAGTGCCGCCGCCTGCGTCAGTGGGCGCGGCCGTAAAGAGCGCCAGATACACCGCCTCGGGGCTGGGCAGCGGGGTGTTGCGAAAAACGTGATTGAGCAGGGCGGCTTCGAGGTAGGTGGAGAAGGTCGACATGTCAGTTTCCTTTTGGTTTGGGTGTTCGTGGTTTCAGTGTCGGGCCGCGAATTCCGCGACCCCGGTTGGTACGTCTGGCCAGACGGGTGCATCCCCGTCCTCGATGGCGCGACGGCTCTCCGCCTGCATCGCCTTGCGCCACGCGGTCCATGCAACGGCGCGCTCCTGGTCGCCCTCGATGAGGCCTGCGAGTGCCAGCGCGTCGGCGCGCGCCGCGCCGTTGATGGTGGCTGTCGAGAACAGGATGCCCGCCTGGGCGATGTTGCTCTGTGTTTCCAAGTCGGCCACGGAGAGGATGAGGGTCCTGCAGTCCGCCTTGATTTGGGCGGCGCGGATGGCCTGTGCGCGGGGTGTATTTTGGCGGAACTCAGGCATCGCTTACCTCCACCTCTGCATCAAACCCGACCCACGGAAACGGCGGGGCGACGGCGAGGGCGTACACGCCTGCATCGACCAGCGTCAGAGGCTCCGACAGGTTCATGATGACGAGCTCGTCGCCCACTTCGTTGCGCACTGTTACCGCGCTCCCGACGGGTAGCAGGGACAGGTCATAAACCCAGCCGGTGTCTTGCGTGGTGGCAGGCGGCGTGATCGTCGGGCGCGCCTCGATGCGCAGCGGGTCCGACGCAATGTAGTGTGTCGCAGTGTCTGCCAGCGCACCGACAAACAGGCCCCGCTCAGGCGTGACATTGGCGGCAATGGTGCTTGCCGATGCCTCAACGTGGCCCGTGATCTGACCCGTGGCCGGGTTATAGATGTTGGCGCTGACGGTCATGCGTTACCTCTTGAGGATCGTGGCGACGGAATGGACGTTCTGGATCAGGAAGGGCACACCCGAGCCGCGCTGGCATTCCAGCGTGATTGTCTGATTGCCAGTCCCCACTGAGATTGTTCGCCGAAACGGAACAAGCTCCTGAAAATGTGCACCACCCTGAGAGTCAAAGGGCGACCCGCTCAGCAGCAGACGCAGCCCCCACGACCCAGCAGTTGGCCCGCCGTTCAGCAGCCAATTCACATGGCAGTCAATCATCAGAAGCGAGCCACTATCCGGCACGTTCACAATGAAAGACGTCGCGTTGTTCCATGCCGTGGCTGTCGCGGGCGTCTTGGTGCCGCCGCCGTAGTTCTCGAAGAACGTGGACGGCTCAGTGACAGCGCGTCCGTTGATCTTGGCCGTTGTGATTGCATTCGTAGCGATTTGCCCGGCGTTGATCGCAGCCGTCGCGATCAGTGCGCTCGTTATCGTGTTGGCGGAAATCTTGTCGCCTGTGATGGTGCCCGCCGCGATCTCAGCGGCGGTGACAGTTCCCGAGGCGATCTTGGCCGCAGTAATCGTATTGCCGGCGATCTTGTCACCGGTGATCGTCGTGCCCGCAATCTTATCACCCGTGATTGTCGCGGCGGCGATCTTGACCGCTGTAACAGCACCCGTCGCAATCTCAGAGGCAGTGATGGTGCTGGCCGCTATCTGTGACGCGGTGATCGTGTTTGCGGCGATGTTGGATCCTTGGATCGTGCCTGCCGCGATCTTGGCAGAGGTAATGGTGCCCGATGCAATCTCAGTTGCTGTAATCGTGCCGGATGCGATCTTGGCGGCTGTGATCGTGTCTGCTGCGATCTGCGAGGCGGTCACGGCACCCACAGCGATCTTGGGTGTCGAAATCGCGCCGTCCGTGATTTGCGTACCGGTGATTTGCCCCGTCACCTTTGCGGCTGCGATGGCGGCAAGCTGCGCGTTGGTTAACTGACCCGTAACTTTCGAGGCAGCAAGCCCCGCAATTTTGGCGTCCGTGACTGCGCCGGTCGCGATCTGCGGTGTCTGTATCTGCCCGGTCAGTTTTGCCGCCGCCAAGGCCGCGATCTGCGCATCGGTCAACTGCCCAGTGACATCAACGGCAGGCACCGTGGCGACATAGGCCGTGCCGCTCCAACGATAGAGCTTGCTCTCAAACATGATCGCCTCGGTCAGCTTGACCGTTGGGAGCGTGCCCTCGACAATCGTGACGGGTTCGATACCGGCAGCAAAATCAGCCCGCTGGATACGCACGTCGTCAGTGGTCACCCAGATCCATGCAGTCCATGTGCCTCGGCGATTGTCAGAAAGCGCTTTGGCGCGCACGCGCAGGTTCGTGAGTGGCGGCACGGGCTGGATGGTCATTGCGCCACGCTCGACATCGAGCACGGTGCCGCTCCAGACCTCCTCCTCGGTCTCGCGCTTTTGGCATTCAATGGCGATGCCCTTGATAGTCTCGGCGATCCCGGAGGCATCCCAGAAGACGTCGACGGCCGCATGCGCACGGGTGCCTGCCTGATTGGTGACAATGCGCGCGTCGGCGTCGAAAAAGGGCAGGCCTGCGTCTGTAGGGATTGGGCGGGGCAGGATAGAGGCGCGGTCGGGGATCTCATACGCCGGGTCGATCTCGAAATCATCCGGGTCGCGCTCGCGTAGCGAGGTGACAATGGTCAACCGGTGCAGATCGAGCACGATCTCCGTGACCTCGAAGAGCTTGGCGTCGTAGTCGTTCCAGGCGCTGGTGACGACCACAGTATTGAGGGGGCGCAGACCGGCATAGTCGGGCGGCAGTGGCCAGGCGTGACGCCGCCAGCGGCGATGGTCGCGCAGCGTGTCCTCGGCCAGTTGCCCGGCCTGTCCCGGGTTAAACACGGCCGGAAGGTCCAGCTCGAAATTCCGCACGATACCGTCCTCTGCCTCCCAGTCGGGATTGCGGATCTGATCGAGGGGCACGCCGTTCCAGAGCGCGCCGGGCGAGACATATTTGGCGGTGACCCGGTTGAAGATCTCAAGCAGTTCGGGAAACGGGTCTTTGGTGGCGGCGTCCGTCACCAGAAGATCGTCGTCCGTGATCGCGGCCACGGCGATGTCGGGTGCGCCGACCTGAATATACCAGAAGCCCCCGAACTCCGCGATCTGGCCGTTGCAGGCGGCGAGCAATTCGTTGATCACATCTCCGGACGTGTCCTCGGCGAATTTGATCTCATAGCCGGACTGGTACTGAGGCCGCCCGTCCACGTCCACGTCGCAGGCGTTCATGCCCGGCACCCAGTTCCAAAGCGGCAGATCCTCTGCGTCGGCCTCGCCGCCCCAGATCGAGCCGTCATGGAGCGACAGGCCGCGCAGGATGTTGTAGGTCTTCACGATAGGATTGCGTGTCGGCCCCCATGTCGTTGGATCGTCCCAGCGGTGCAGGCCTGTGCCGCCGACCGTGCTATCGAGGCGGGGATCGTAGAACGGGATGCCGTTCTCCTCATAGCGCTGCTCCGGCGCTCCATTGGGCCAGACCTTGGAGCTCACTTCCATCGTCAGGATCGCGTAGGGGATGCCGTGCCCGATATGTGCCTCTGTCCAGGGCGTCTCGGGGTCCTCGGCATATTTGGCGACGAGTGTCGGATCTGCGCCGGTCTGGGTGCCGTCGTAGACCTTGATCCATGCATAATCGACGCCAAGGTCGCGCTTGGCGAGGACTGGAAAGCCGTAGTCGGGATGTTCCTCTGTCCCCAACTCGGAATAGACGCCGTCCACCATCAAGCGGCTGAAGGTGGCCCCGGGCAGGCCGCCCAGCTCGATGACGGTCTGGTAGTATTTGTTATTGGGGCCGTGGCTGTTGTGATAGATCAGATGCCCTTTGGTGGCGTAGAGGCCGACGATTGTGGTCTCGCTCTCCAGCTCGCCGCGCGTGGTCGCGGTCACCTGCAGCCCGAAGGCGGTGTTGCGCCCGCGCCGGGCTCGGCGCTGTTGCAACAGGCTTAGCCCGACCGATGCGAATAGCCGCAGGGCAAAGAGCGCGACGGCTTTGACCGTGATCCCGGCAAAGATGGCGGCGGCGGCGGCGGCCAGCGGCCCGGCCGAAGCGGGTGCCGTCGAGGCGAGCACGAGTGCCGCTATCCAAGCAAACAGTCTCATGGCCGATAAATCCGGATGGCGCGATTTAGTGGGGCAGCGCCAAGGCCGCGACCGGGACGCAGTGCGTGAATATGACCGCCACCGATGATGCCCATGACCTCCTCGCCTGCCTCGATCAGCACGGCCACGTCGCCGGTCTGCGCCTGCATCCAGCCTGCGCCCGGCAACAGGATCGGTGCCAGAACCTCGGCGGGCGACGCGAACCCGTCGGCGGCTAGAAGCGTGCGACCCTCCTCAATGCTGCGATAGCGCCCGCGCCACCGTGCGGCCGGATCCTGCCCGGTCAGCACGGCGATCCAGTCGGCCGCGAACATTGCGCAGTCGGACAGGCTCGGCCGGAATGCTACCGCGCGCCGGGCGTCGAGGAATTGCCGCAGAAGATGCACGCGTCCCGTCATCGCCGGTTGTCTCCGTCCACGTTCAAGGGCGGTGGCGCTGGCGGGATCTCGGTCACGACCGTTTCCTGACCCCATGGGATCGGGCGGTCGGCGATGCTGGCGGCATATTCGCGGAACCTGTCGGCCGGGTCGCGCAACCGTTGTGCCGCGTCAGATTTGAAGAGAGGCTGGCGAAACGTAAGCCGCCGCGCGGCCGAGGAAATCACCAGCTCCGTGCGCGACTGATCGCCGAGCTTGCCCAGCGTCTCCGGTGCCGTCTCTAACCATCCCTTGATGACGCGCTGTGGCGTGCCCAACGGCGCGCCGGTGTAGATATCCATCGGCTGTGACCAGACCCGCACCCGCGCCTGTGAGGCCTGATAGACCTGCAAGGCGAGCTTTGCGGCATCCGTCATTGGCGGCAGGATGACCCGGTTGCGGCGTACCTCAAGGCCAATCCCGGCGCGGATCGGCGGCACCTCGATCACATTGCCCGCGCCCAGAAAGAGATGGGTTTCGCCGTCGACGCTAAAGGTCTGGTGATCGTCCCCTGTCCAGAGCCCCATCTGGACGATCTCGCCCGTGACCCGGTCGCGTGGCTCGATCAACACGAGGATATGCGCATCCGTGCCGCTGCGCTCGGCCAACTGATCTGTCTGCGCGAGATCAAAGCTCATACGCCGCCCCCCAGCGTCTGTTGCCAGGTGAAGCTGCCGCCCTCGGTGCGGCGCGAGCGCCCCGGTCCCGGTTTGAAGCTGAGTAGTTTTGCCCGCGCCTGCGGGCGATCAACGACCACTGAGGCCCCGACCACGACGCCGGGTCGCAGGAAGGGGGACACCTCGAACCGGGCAGTCGCCCCGGTGCTATCCGCCGTGACGGTCGCATTGAGAATGCGGTGGACGTTATATCGGACGGGGCTCGTCAGATACTGAAACCCGATTTTCTGCCCGCGCCGCAGGGTGAAGTTCGGCGGCAGGCCTTGCAGGCTCAGTTCGCGGTTGCCGGGCACGAGGCTCTTGATCGTGACCGGTTGCGCGGCCCAGTTGATGCCTGCCGGATAGGCGGGGTCTTGGGGCGCGAATTGACGGCGGTCATAGATCATAAAGGACGCCCCCGGCTCGAGCAGGTGCTCGATCAGCGCGTCTTGCGCCGCGATCACGTCGGGCTCCGACTTGCCCAGAACGACCTCGCCCTGCCAGAGCCGTGCCCCTCGCCGATGGGTGATGACCTCGCCCCCGGCCGTGACAGAGCTTGTGCTGTCGCCCGGCAGATAAAAGGTGGCCTCTTCGATCCCCAAGAGGTCGAAAAATCCAGACGTCGGAATGGGCCAAACCTGGACCGCCATTATCCCCTCCCCAGCGGGTCGCGCCGGATCGTCTCGACCCGGAGCGGCAGCTGCTCGTTTGAAAAGTTGTCGACTACGTCCACGGCCACGTCCCGCGCGCGGTCCTCGACGACGACACGGAACAGGTCCGACGGCTCGATCCGCAGGCGTGTCATGCCCTCCGCCGAAGCGCCCGCGCCGCCACCTCTTGCCGGCGCTGCGCCCGCAGCCTGCACAGGCAGGGGCAGGCCGCCCCCGGCAAAGCCCGGAATGATCGCGCCTGCGTTCATGGCCTCGAGCACCGCGCGGTTGCGCGCTGTGGCCTCGGCCGTCATGATGAATTCCCCGGCACTCACCATCGCGCGAATACGGTCGCCCCGGCCCGTGCCTGCGCCCAAGAGGAGGCCGGGACGGGTGACAAGAGGATCGCCGCCGCTGGCAAAGCCGGGCAGGCCGCCATTGGCGAAGGAGAGCAGCGAGCCTCCCGAGAAAAGGTCAAAGAGATCGCCAAGCCCGCCGCCGCCGAAGATCCCGCTCAGGAGACCGCCGCCGCCGCTGCCCCCAAAGAGACCGGACAGCGGGCCAGAGCCGAGGATGAGCGCTTCCTTGGCCGCGCGGATGATCATGTCGCCGATCCCCTCCCAGACGTCCCGGAGGCTTTCGGCCTCGAGCAGCACGTCGTCGACGGCGTTGCCGAATTCCTCCTTGCGCTCCATGGCGACGCGCTCGTTTTCATGGGCCTCGACGAGAGCCTCGATCTCCGCACGTTGCTTTGGCGTCGCGGCGGTCAGGCGTTCACGCAAGCGGATCATCTCGCGCTGCACCGGATCGCTTTCGCGCAGGGCCTCTATCTCGCGCTGTTTGGATGCGATCAGCCGGTCAAGGGCCTGCTGTTCGCGCAGGGTCTCGTTGGTCGATGTGCCCCGCGCGCCGCTGCCGGACCGCGTGGGTCGGGCCTGCTCGTTGAGGCGCGCAATTTCGCGGGCCTGCTCGATGGCGGCTTGCCGTTGGCTGTTGAGAAAGGCTTCCTCCCCGGCGTTCGCAAAGCCGTCGCGGCGAAGTGGTTGTGTGTCTCTGTCAAAACGTGCACCGGCCAAGGCCCCCGCACGTCCAACAGGGTCGTCGCGGAACTCGGCACGGATACGCGCGGTCTCAAGCTGGGCCTGCCCTTGAGATTGCAGGTCGAACATTGCGTCGACAGCGCCGCGCACCTCGGCCGAGAGGCGGGCTGCCTCATTTGCGGCGGCGTTCAACGCGCCGGAAACATCTACCGTCGACAGATCAAATGCAGCTTCAGCCGCCTCGCGCAGTGCCTCCTTGGTTGCCTCGCTTGCGTCCGAAGCCGCGATCTCCTCCAGCTTGGCGTTGAGGGCGAACTGCGCGCGTAGGCGCGAGACTTCGACGCTGTCCGCGCCGGTCCGGGCGATAGCCTCCGCGACCGCATTCTGCTCGGTCAGCGTCAAAAGCATGGCCTGCGCCGCCGCCTCGGCCTTCAGCTGCTCGCCGGTGCTTTTGGTCACCAGGTCGAGGAAGGTCAGCATTTCCTCGGACTGGCGGTTGTCCTCAGGGTTTTGCGATTGAAGCTCGGCGACTTCGGCCAAGCGGATACGCATCTGGTCAAGTGTCAGAAGTCGGGCTTCTTCTGCCTCGGATATTGTCCCCACCGCTTCGGCGGCGGCGGTGTAGCTTAGAATGAGCGCCTCAATGGCGCCTTGCTGCTGTTCAATTGTCCCGCCAGCGGCGTCCTGCAGCGCGATCAGGTCCTCTGCGACGGCTTCCGCAAGCCTGCGTTGTTCGTCAAATACGCTTCGGTCTCGGATAATGCCGCCGAAGTCGAATTCGTCTTCGATGGCACGGCGGTTAAATCCGACGCCACGCGAGGGGTTTATGCCCGTCTCGCCGACAAACGAGCCGATATTTGACGCCGCCTCGCGCTGTGCCGCGCGCTTTTCTGCCTCGACGATGCGGTCGAGAATGTCCTGCGCGCGGTCAACGAAGCCTTCACCAAACCGGTCGGCCAGCTCCAGCCGGGTGGCAGAGGCCTCGGCGATCTTGTCCTTCAGGCTGTCGATGCGGGTCTCGAGCGCTTCAACGCTGTCCGCGAAGCTCTCGGCCTCTTCTGACGATGACATGAACCAGTTGACCACGGTAGCCGTCGCCGCGAGCGCGCCGATGGTGATCAGATTAATGGGGCTCAGCATCGCAAGAACCGCGCCGCCCAAAGCCCGGAACGCGCCTGCAGCCCCGAGCGGGCCTATGACTTGAGTGATCTGCGTGCCCTGCTGGATAGCCAGTGTCAGCGGGTTCTGCCCCGCTGCCAGCATGACGAAGACGTCATTGCCCTGCGCCACCAGGTTGCCCATCGAGCCTGCGGCAAGGCGATTGGCCGAGGCCATTTTCTGAGTTGCAGCAGTGTTGACATTCGCAGCGGAACTGGCAGCGGTCAGGCCCGTTGCCGAGGTCCGCGCGGCGGTCTCGAGTTGTTTCACACCGCGCGCTGCATTGGCCCCTTGGGTGCCCACGCCGCGAATGTCTTGGGCGGCCCCTTTGGCGGCGGTGCCGGTTGCCTGCAGCTCCGCCTTCGCCTGGTCGGCGTCCATGAGGATTTCGGCCCGTGCGACCAATGTCATGTCAGCTCTCCCGCATCGCGGCCACGGCCGCGCTTTCGATCACCTGTACCTCGGCCCAAAGTTGGGGCGTGATCCGTATCCCGCTCATGCGCAGGCCCGCCCGTGCAGCGGTGTAGTCGAGGCCCACGACCCGGAAACCGGCCAGCCCGGCCGAGACAGTGCGCCATTGATTGCAGACCGCGAGGAAGGCCCGAACGACCGGGACGTTTTGCGGCCAGATGCCAGTGCCAGTGCCAGAGCCGGACGGATCGCGAGTGAGCTGGCCCGGGTCGATCCCCCAGAACGCCGCCTCGTCATCATGGTCGCTGCCCTGGTCATCAGCGATCAGGTCGCCGCGCGCCCATGCCCGCCCGGCCCATTTCAGTTTTTTACCCGCTTCCCCATGAGCGCCGCGTGATAGGCATTGACCAGGGCGACGCGGACATAGGCCAGACCGATCAGCCGGTCGCGCAGGCTGTGGCTGTAGGGCAGCGTCTTGCCCTTCTCGTCTTCGACGTCGTCAAAGCCCACCACGGCCGCCGCTAGAAATTCCCGCTCACCGCGTGTGGTGCGCATGTCGAAAGCCTCGATTTCATCGTCGGGCAGCACGCGGAACGTGACTTGCAGGTCCTGCAAGTCATGGCCCCCGTCGGTGGGCACCTTGATCTCGACGCGGTGGGTAAAGGCCGGGGTCGGGTCGATCTTGAACATGGGGTAAACTCTCTTTCAAAGTGGCGTTGAAGGGCGCGTTAAAGCCCCTCAGGTGAGCGTCATCGTCCACTGGTCGGCAGCGGTAGCGGTGGTGGGCAGCGGCACAAGGCGCAGCGGCCACTCCTTGCGACCCTGACCGTCCTCAAGCCCTTCAGGACGCTGCATCTGCGCATTCGGGGCGGCGATATTGACGATGTTGCCTGCCGTCTTGCCGTGCTCGATCTCGAGCGCGACCTTGGCTTTGGTGGCGGCCATGGTGAACGGGTTGAACGTGGCCAGCGCCACGGCACGCACCCGCGCCTCGACGGTGTTCTCATGCCCGTCGAGTAGCACTTCCTCCTCACCGATCAGGAATTGCGCCTCGACGCGATTGGCGAGGGTGAGCTTGAAGCTCCGCATCACAAGCGACGTCTCATCAATCGTGAAGGTGGGCGTGTTGGCATCCGAGGCCGCGAGCGGATCGGGAATGCCGGTGAAATCTGGGGTCGGGATCGCCACGTCGGCCGGGGCCACGTAGAGGGCGGTGAACTCGAACTCGATATAGGGAATGCCCGAGGCCGAGACGTCAAAGGCGGCGGTCCCGCGCACCCCCACCATGGCGTAGAGCGTGCCGCCGATATTGAGGTGCAGCGTGACGCTCTCAAGGTTCGAGTAAACCCGATTGTAGACCACAGACGTCGCCGCCGTCACGGTCTCGGCACAGCCACAGGCCCGCAGGAGGCGGCCCCAGCGGGGCGCGGTTCCGGCGGTGCCGGAGCCTGCCAGTTCGACCTTGAACGAGATGGTGCGGTGCAGATCGACCGGGATCGTGCCGGTGGGCCCGCCGTGCGGCGTGTCGAGATTGCGGTCGAGATCCTGACCCTGCATCGGCGACAGGCGCACATCGGTCGCGAGGATTGCGTCGCCGCCAGTAGGGGTGGCGTCCGTTCCATAGGTGGTTTCCAGCTTCGCGAGCAGGACTTTGCGTCTCCAGAGCAGGCTCATTTGTCGGCATCCTTCTTGTCAGATTTGGGCGCGGACGTGGGCTTGGGGCTGGCCCCGGCAGGTTTCAGCGCGCCCTTGTCGTCGCGGGTGTAGGATCCGCCGGAGGTGGGAAGTTTGGTCATGAGATGATCCTCAGTTGATCGTCGATGGAGAAATCGAGTTGATAGGCGAGGCGACCGGCCCCGCTCTCGATGAGCTGGCCACGCTCAAAACGGTGCACGCCGACCTCGTCACCCGGTGCCCAGCCCGCCAAGGCGCGGATCACGCGCATCAGGAACTGGTCGATCTTGTCGAGGGCGGTGGCCCCCGTGCGGTCAAAGGATTGCACGAAGATCACCACGCTCGTGCGATAGGTCAGCATCTGGCTGTAGACGCCCGCCGCGGCATCGGCGCGCCCGCCCTGCATGCCGGAGGGAAAGACGTAGGCCGCGACCGATTGCGCGGGCAGCTTCTTGGAGCGGATCAGATCGACAAAGGCGCGCCCGCCGTCGACACGACCGGCAAGCTCGGGCACCTCAGCCTCGATCCGGGTGATGACGTCGCCGATCATTTCAAAACCCTTTCAGGCTGTCGCGGCTGAAGGTGCCCTCCGGCGCGCTGATCTGCGGAAGCTGGGGGTTGCCCCGCACAGTGTCCCCGGGCGTCTCGTCGCCGAGCGAGGCCTCGCCCTTGCGCACCTGCCGCAGAAAACTGACGGCGTCCTCATAGCCTTCCTTGGCCCCGTCAAAGGCAGCGGCCCGCGCGCCGAGAAGCCGATACCAGGCAATCGCGGCGGCGTGCATGGTGAGCGCACGCGGTGGGTTGGACGTATCATAAAGCCCCGCGACATAGCTCTCGGCGACGGAGACGGCATCGTCGACGGCCACCTGCAGCGCCGCCGTGTCGATCACCCCGGGCATTGTGTCACGCGCAGTGACTTGGGCGAGAAACCCCTCGCCGTAGCGGTCGATCATGTCGCTGGGCAAAAGATAGGGCATGTCCGCCTCCGGGTCCGTTGTTTGGGTGCCGGTCTCTCCCGGCTGTCACGCCTGATCCTAGGCGGCGTCCCCTCGGGGGTATTCTCAGGTGGCCGCGTTGGCGGCGGCCTGCATCTCAGCCCAGACGGTATCCCGCGCGGCTGCGGTGATCCGGTCGGCGATGCTGGGGGCTGCGTCCTGCAACGCCTTGACCTTAGGCTTGCCGCTCTTGTCGAAGGCGTCGCCGGGCAGGTCGTTGATGGCATTGGTCAAGGCCGCGCGCAGTGCGTCGTCCATCTCGAGTGGGGTCACGGTTCCCGCCTCGTCTCCGGCCTTTTCGATTGCGCCCAGGGCGAGGAGGCGCGCAACCTGCGCCTCGGTGCCGATATCCTTGGCGTTTACCTGGTCGCCGATCTCCAGCCGTTTGGCCGCGATCACAGTGCGTTTGATGCGATAGCTCATGCTGCGTCCTCGATCAGATAGCCGGTGGCGGGGGCCGCGATGACTTCGCGGAGCTGCTCGCCCACGCGCAGCGTGGTGGCCCCTTTTAGACCGACCTTGGGGTCGAAGAAGCGCCCCGAGACGCGGCCATCGAACTGTGCGGTCCAGCCCCATGCGGGGGCGGTGCCGTCGGGGCCTGCCTGCATGTTGCGGTGGATCAGGGCGATATTGCCGCCCCAGACCTTCTCAAAAGCGGCCGTTTGCCCTTTGCGGGCTGAGTTGATGTAGCTGTCGCCCACGAGGATTTCCGACAGCTCGAACAGCTCTGCCACCGCCTCGCGGCTGGCGCGGCCCTTGTCGCCCGACGTGCGGTTGATGGCCTTCAGGATATCGGGATGGGTTGAGAGCGCCGTCCAGGCCTTGCGGCCCATTGCGGCCACGTTCGGGCGCATGATGAAGGTGGCGTCGAGGGCAGCAGAGATCACGCCGATAGGGTCGGAGGCGGGATCGCTGAACTGGCCCGCGCCCGACAGCACCACTTTCTTGTCGGCGTCATAGTTTGCGGCGTCCTGCACCATGGCCGCGACGCGCTTTTCGCGGTCGAGCTGGATCAGATGCGTGACGCCTTCGACCGCGCGGGCCTCGGGATCGAAGGCCGAGTTGCCAGCGGCGCGCAGGCTGCGGGCAGTATCGATGTCGCGCTGCGGCACCACGTCGTCGAGACCGTAGTCCTTGACCGAGGAGGTGCGCTCTTCGCCGGTGAACTCGACCTGTTGGACCAGACCTTTGCGGCCCACTTCCGTGTCAGGCACCGTGAACATCTGTTCAGGCGGGAAATAGGTCCATTTGAAATCCGTGCCCATGACCGGAACGCGGGGCATCACCTGGTCAGCAATGAACGAGATATCGGGGTTGCGGTAGTTGACGGCGATGGCGGTCAGGACCGGATCGACGACGAAGGGGGTGGGTGTGCTCATTGATCAGCGCTCCTTGAGGATCAGGTGACGGAGTGGCGGGCAATCGCCACATCGATGATGTCGCCAGCGACACCGGCCTGCAGCGCGTAGCCGACGGCGACGTTTCCGGCCCCGGCGGCGGCTGCGACGCCCAAACCTGCGGCATTTGACGTGACAGGGGCACCTGCAGCGACCGTGCCTGCAAGCTCAAGCTCGGCGGAGCCGGACATGATCACGTCCTGAAGATCGCCAAGTTTCGCGTCGAGCTGGTCCGAGATGCCAATCGCGAGATTGGTCGCGGAGGCGGCCACAAGGACGCCGCCAGCCGCGCCGAATTTGACGATCCGGCGACCGGGCACTGCCGCCTCGGCGGCGTAGGATTTGATGAACAGTCCGGGATTAGCCATTGTCGCTCTCCATGGTTGCCTCGATGTGGCGTGCGGCCTCGGCGAAGCTCAGCGTGCGGCCCTCCGCCTCGGCGTCCTTGATCAGACGCTTGGCGGCGGCGGTGATATCGTCCGACCCCTTGACCTGCGGCGTGGCATCACCGCTCGCCCGCTCGCCGAATTCGATCAGCGGCTTGGTCTGTTTGGAGAGCAGGTCGCGGAACCAGTCGCGCGGGCTGGCGCTCTTGCCTTCGGCAAAGGCCACCTCGTCTTGCGCATCGAGGCTTTCCATAAACGCGGCCATTTCGTCCTTGAGGCCCGGCGCGATGCGCCCGTCCTTGGCAAGGGCGTCGAGGAGGGCGGCATCTTCGGCGCGGCGGGTCGTGCTCTGCGCCTCGGCGAAAGCCGCCTCTTTCGCGGCGATCTCGGCCTCGCGCGCGTCGAGCGCGGCTTGGCGGTCTTCGGGGGTTGGCGTGTCCTTGCCGGACATATCGGTCTCTCCTTCTTGGGTTTCTGCAAAGGGGGCTTGTCCGTCCTCGGGCACGTCGATGGCGTGGCGGAGCGCGTCTTGGCCTGCGGGCGTGCGTGCCCAGGACAGGACGGCGGAAACCGCGCCTTTCAGGGCGTCCGCGAAACTGGCGGCAGGCGCGTCGGCCTCCGCCTCTGAGAAGGCGATCTCTAGGGTCACGGCCTCGGCGTCCTCGGCGAACTCGGCGGCCTTCAGCCCTTTCACGGCGGGGGGCTGGGCACCCAGAAAGCCCACATGCTTAAGGTAGTAGGTGCCGGGGCTCGGGTTTGCTGCGGCTTTGGGGGGATAGAAGCAGGCGCTAATGCGCTTGAAGCGGCCCGCGCGCACCATCTCGGCGAAGGCGGGTTCGACCTGGTCAGGCTCGGCAAAGAGCTCCGAGCCGTCGGCGCGCAGGCTCTTGACCCAGCCATAGGCCGGGGCATCGGTGCGGGGATGGCCCACGACGATGGGGGCCTCATGGAGGGCGGGATCATAGGCGGCGGCGATGCCCTCAACCTCGGCCTCGGAAAAGTCGAGGCTCTGCCCGGATTGGGCGGTGTGGCGGCCAGCGCGGAAGATGTGAAGCGGTTTTGTCATGACCCGACATTAAGCCGGGGCGACGGGCCAGATCAGATGAAGGACTTCAGGGGAAAGCGGTCCTGGTGCAGAGGCCGCCTTGGATCAGAGTAGCGCCCGAGGGGTGGGCGCGGCAAGCCCGGAATGCACAAGGCCACTGAACGCCCCACTGAGTGCGCTCATACCTCTGGCGGGGGTTGGGTCGCAAAATCCCCGAGGGGGGTATTAAAGGGGTATTTAATGAGGCGCTCAGAGGCCATTGCGGGACAAAGGCCGGGTTGCAGGCCCCGCTCTCAGAGAAATTTGGCCCTGTTAGCCCTGAAGCGGGGTGCAAATCACTGTCCGGCGGCACTGTCCAAATACTCTTCGATGGTGGCGACGATGGAGTCGGCGTCCTCATCGCCGACCCCGAGATAGGGACGTGCGGGAATGTCTCCCCACGGGATCGATATCATGAATTCGCGCCCATTCTTGTCCCGCCCGGCGCGCGCGCCGAACGCCCCGGCCTCGGCTCCGAACTGCATCACGGCGGCCTGAATGACGTTCGAACCCCATGCGACCCGGTCCGCCGATGGCTCGGCATTGATTGTGGTCGACAGGATGCGCGAGGGGCCGATCAGGGGCCGGGTGGGCTGGCCGTCGCCCCGCCGCCGGTACGCCTCGAGCGTGGCCGGGCTCTTGGGTGCCCAAGGATTGCCATCCGGATCGGTGCCGTCTTTGAAGTTCTCCCGCGTGCTATTGACCATCAGTTCGCCGATATCCTGCATCAAAGGGGTCATGTCGGTGAGGGCAGCGGACACGCGGGCGAGCGCTTGGGTGATTTCCTCTTCATTGATTTCGACGGTGATCATGGCTATTCTCCTTTCTGTCGGCTGTGCATCCACCCACCGCATTCAGGTTGCGGGAACGCGTCTGGGCGTACGGGAGGGGTCAGCCGATATTTTCCACCCAATAGGTCAAGAGTACGAGCCGCTGGCGTCGCGGTCGCGCGACGAAATGCGCGACATAGCGCCGTGCGCCGATAGTCTTAGTCAGACGCAAGACCCGAGACTGCACGCTACGGGCATCCGTCCATTCAAAGCTGTCTGGGCGCTGGAATATCTCGGGCAACCGTCCCAAGTCTTCCGGGGTGACCGCTATCTGCCCACGGGAGGCCTCGCGCTCTGGGTTCCCGTGGCGTGCAAAAATATGACGGATGGAATCCGCGTCAACGGCCACGTCGTAGCGGTCTAGATCGCGCCGCGCACCCTCGCGGTTGAGCCGGGCCTGAGTGGTAGTCATCAACCCGAGGGACTGGATCGGCTCCCGCTCGGAAATGGTCTTCCGTGCGGCTTGGGTGTTCGCGGTCTCGACGCGCGCTGCGTAGCGCCGGATATTGTCAGCCAATGACGGCAGGCCTCGGTATCCTTCGACCAGAAGATCGCGGGTCCGGTCCGGGAGGCTGGCCATGTAGGCCACCGCGAGGTTATACCGCCAATCGACGACCTTGGCCGCCATCGTGCGAATTTCGTCCACGGTGCTGGCCCCGGGCGTGTAATCCCAGCCCTTGTCGATCCCTTTCGGCGCGCCGGTGCGCGGATCCCGGGATTGCCAGTCGTCGGGCAGGCGCTTGTCCGGGTCGCCGCCGCGACGACGTGCGCCGTCCTCAGAGCGCGCGCCGATCACGTAGCAGCTGCAGCCCCAGCCGTTGGGCGGGCCATGCGTGATCCAGAACGGGTGATCAGGTGGCAAGACCAGCCCGTCCCAGCCAAGATGGATCAGGCGCGGCTCAGTTGAGCCGCCGTGCTGGTAGACCCAGAACGCAAAATTGCCCTCGATGAGCTGCGCCATCCGCCCGGCCGCGTAGCTGGTCGCGATGTTGGTGCGGTAGATCACCCGCGTGCGCCATGCCTCGCCGCGCGTGCTGCCTTCGCCGGTCCAGCCGTGCCAGCCGCGTCGGGTGACGGTGGCGCGAAAATCGCGGCGGAACTCTTCCAGAGACGTGCCCTGCGAGATGGCCTTATCAACAGAGGCCGCCAGATCCGCCAAGAGGTCGGCCTTCTGTGCCCCTGCCACCATGAAAGCCCGGTCGTGCTGGGCGAGGGTGATGTCATCCCACCGCGCCGTCGGCACGAGATCGCCCAGGCGCAGGCGAAAGGCGGCGATCTGCTCGCGGAAGGGACGGCGAAACGTCGCGCCGAGATCAGCCACTATCTTCCTCCAACGCGGCGCGGCCTCCGGCATGCGCCGCCGTGAGGGCCGACGCGATCACGTCGCGGAGTGCTGCATCGTCCAGGTCCGGAAACCCGGCCAGCAGCCGCTCGCGGAACTCCGCAAGGCTGGTCGACGTCTCCAGCATCGCCTCGATTTGTTCGAGCATCGCCAGCATCGGCACCGACGCCTCGTTCGCCAACCGGTCTGCCAGATCGCCCACAGGGCCGTCGAGCGCGCCGTCATGTTCGGCGAAACCGGCCTCGGGCGTGTCCTCGTCTGGCGGTGTGTTCTCCGGGGGCGTGGCGCGCTCATAGCCGTCGCCGTAGATTTCCTTGACGCGGTCTTCGGTCATCTGCCAGCCGATCCGATGCAGCTTTTCATCGCGGTCGACGGCGGCGGTTGTATCCTCCGGGTCCTCCATCTTGCGCCACACCCTTGGCGGCGCGACACCGGGGAAGTTGAAACCGCAAAGCCGCGCCACCGGCCCTTCGTTGAAGGATTGGCACACGAGATCCGCGTCGGATTTCTTGACGGCGTCGCCCACGTCGTCATGCACCTCGGCTTGCGACCGACTGGAGCCATTGTCGGTGGTCATGGTCTGGGACAGCACGATCTTCGAGATGGCGGCATCCATCGTGTCGTGCAGTTTCTGGTAATCCAGCGAACTTGCCCCCGAGGGCGCTGACAAAAGCTCAATATCCATGCCCTCGGGAATGATGATCCCGGCCTCTGAGCGTATGGCCATGACGGCCTCTAGCAGTTTCTTTTGCTCGGCCTCAGTGGCTTGCGACGGGTATTTGCCGCGTGCGGTCGGCATGCCGAATTTGTCGAGGGCGATCAGCCAGAGCTTCAGCCCGTTGCGTTTGAACCAGACCGGCCAGTAGAGCCAATGCGCGAGGCCTAAGCCGTAAGGTTCGTCGTCGTGATCCGCGCCGGTCGAGAAGACCCAGAACTTCTCGGGTGGCATTTCCTCGCCTGTGAGCATGTTGGACATGGTCAGCAGGCGCAGGCCGCACTCCTCATCAAAGCGAAACCGCACCCGGTCGCGCACGCGGATTTCCTCCCAGCCCCAAAGCTGCCCGTCGCGGCGAAACATCTGTTCGGCGACGGAATAGCCATAGAAGAGGCCCCAGAGCATCTTCTCGGTCAGGCGGTCGAATTTCATGGCCGAAAGCTCGTCGCGCAGCCAGTCGGCCGCGCGTTTGCCCGCCGCCGTTTCCTCGCCCGGCACCACTTCCCATTCCCGGCTGGTCACGGCCGAGATGCGCTGCGTCATCACTGATTTGACCTGCGGGTCGGTCAGGATCGGCTTGTAGATGTCGAAACTGCCGCCGCCGCGCGTGCGCAGGATCGGGTCCGTCGGCTCCAGCAGCGGGCCGATCCATGGTCGGGTGATGTCGCGCCCGTGCTGGATGCCCGACAGCTCCATCGGGTTGCGCAGCCGAACCGAGCGCAGCCGCATTGTGCCGGTTTTTCTAGCCATCCGAGAACCCTCCAAAATCCAAGCCCCCGCCGCCTCTGGCAAAGCCCATGCGCCGTCCGCCCATCGGGCTGATAAAGTCTTCGGCCGTCAGGGCGGTGCGCCGTCCGGTCGATTGAAACTCCATCGGCACCACGTCCTGATTGCTCGCATACCAGGCGAGCGCGCCTGCGATGGCGCTGTCGCCGTGCCGGTCGAGCCCGTCCGATCCTTTGAAGCGGAAATTCTCAGGCACGCGGATGATGCCGTTGGTGTATTGCAGCGCCTGATGGTCGCGCAGCACGTCCTCATGCGCGGGCAGAACGATGGTGCGATCCGAGAAGGCCTCGATATAAGGCGGCATCTCGAGCTCGTACCATTGCCGCGTGAAGGCCACCTCGACGATCCGCGCGCCGTAGCGTTGGGCCGCGACCTCGGCGAGATAGGCCCCGTTGCCGGTGCGGTCCATCGCGCCTTTTTGGAAATTGGGCAGCCGGTCGAGCAACCAGAAGAGCACGTCGCGCTGCTGATCGAAGGGGATGTTGCGCAGCTCGACGATGAGCTTGGTGCGCCGGGTGAGATCGACGCCCTGCTCGAGAATGATGATGTCGGTCGCGTCACCCGAGCGCGCAAAGTCCTCGCCCATGAAATGCGGCCGGGTTCGATCGAGGGTTTCAAGCACGGGTTCAAGGTGGGTTTTGCACCAGGTAACGGCGGCGGCCTTGCGCACCGCCTCGTCGGCATTCTTGAAACTGTCGGGCTGCGTCCAGCGATGGAACGGGATGCCCTGCGCCATGCAGGCCTCGATCTGGACGCGCGTCAGTGCCGCGCCCTGCATCTCGGCGGGTTCGGCATCGAGTTCCTGACGCATGGCGGCTTCGCGCGCCCCGTAGGAGCGCCGGATCGTGCCCTCCCACTCCGCCTCGGCCTCCGCGCCCCACGCCTTGCCCTGCATCATGCAGACGCGTTTATAGAGCCCGTTGGCGACCGCATCGCCGAAGGTGTAGCGGTGGACCTTAAAGCCGTTCTTGCCCGAGCGCGCCTCGCGGATCAATTCGTTGAAGGCGTTGAGATAGCCGTTGTGGGTCGAGATGATCCGGACCTTGCCGCCCCAGATCAGCATGGCGTTCACCGCATCGATCACCTCGCGCACGTCCTTGTGGAAGGCCGCCTCGTCGATCACCACGGTACCCTGAAGGCCTCGGATATTGGCCGGGTTGGAACTCAGCGCCTCTACGCGGAACCCGGAGGCAAAGCGCACCCGGTAGGCGTTGATGAACTTAGTGGTGCCATCGGGCTGTTGATCCTCAAAAAGAAACTCCTCGATGGGGTGTGCTGCTCCGGCAATCACCCGCGCGAAATGCGCGACATAGCCGATGGCCTCGCGACCCTTGTCCTTGGTGTCGCCGATGTAAAAACAGTTCTGCCCGCCCGCACCACGCGCGGCGGCGGCAATGAGCGCGCAGCCCAGCATCTCGGCAAAGGTGATGCCGGTGCGTCGGCCCTTTTCGCAGACCTTGAGGTCGCTCTCATCCGCAAGCCAGCTGCGTTGATGGGCCATCAGAATGCCGTCGGCCAGCGGATCGAGGCTCTCGGGGATCTCCGAGCCGCGCGGCAGTTCTTCGGGCAGGGCGTCGGGGTCGCGGGTGAGGACCGGCTCTGTCACGCGCGCACCCCCAGAAACTCGCGACGCAGCTTGCCGATGACGTCGCTCGATAGTCCCAGCTCATCGCGGGCACTGTCCAATGCTTCGACGGCATTGGCGCGTTCCTCGGCCGCGATGCGGGCGCGTTCCTTGACCATCAGCTGCTCGCGGATGCCAGCGCTCGACATGATGTCCTTCATCATCTTGCCCAGAAAGTGCAGCTCGCGTGGGTCGATATCCTCGCCCTCCTTGCTCATCTGCGATTTCAGGACCTTGAAGGCCACGCTGGTCATCATCTGGAAGAGGACGCGGTGACGGTCGGCTTCCTCGGAGAGGTCATTGTCGGCCAGCCATTGTTGCGCCCAGGCTCCGGCCTCGTCCTGCAGCTTGACGAATTGCTCGTATTCCTGCCCATAGGCATGCAGCGCGCTCTTGCCGATGCGCAGCTCGAGCCCGTCTTCGGCGAGGCGAAAGTTCAACTCCTCGGCAAGTTCCTCATAGCCGTGAAACCCTTTCGCCTTCCACCAGTCGTGCAGCCACTGGCGAAGCTCGGCGGGGAGCAGCTCGACCTTGCGGGGTGGGGGCATGTCAGAGCCTCCGTGCGCTTGGGCGCTGGATCTCCGGATGCACCGCCTCGCCGCGCGCGACCTCGATGCCGCGCCGTGTGGCCTCGGCAATGACAAAGTCGCCATGATCGGCGACGGTGACCATGCCCACCTCCTGCAGCCATGCCAGTTCGGTGGTCACCTGGTCAAAGGTTGAACCCACGCCCACGCCATTGAGGACGTCGCGCAGGATCGAGGCATTGGCGGTGTAGCCCGAGACCTGTTCGAGATGCCGCAGGATTGCGAGGCGGCGGTGTTTGCGCAAGGTTGCCTGATAATCGCTCACGTCTTGCCTCCGTTTAGCAGGTGTTGTTCGTGCCGTGACACGATGGCCTCTAGCCGCGCGGTGATCATGGCGTTGCCCTCCATGACAGCCGCCATCTTCTCCATTGATCCGGTCTGTCTGACGAGTTCGAGCTGCAGCGAGTGCATGTCATCCTTGCCCGGCATGTTCTGGACCGACTGCTCAAGCCGCGAGATCCGCGCCTCGTGCCGGTCCATACGCTCGTGTCCCGCCTCCAGCCTTTGATCGAGGTCTTTGCGACGGGTGGCGATGAAGGTGTAGATGGCCACAATCACTGGTAAGATGACACCCGAGGCCTTCCAGAAGAGATCCCAGTCCATCATGCCGCGCGCTTCCAGTCATCAATCGCCAGATTGTCGCTTGTAGCGACAGCAGCCAGCGCTACCTCGGCGTCCGGTCCCGTATCGGCCGCGCCCGGGCTATCCGCCCGCAGCGCCCGCAACTGGGCGATGTTGCTTGCCACTTTGGGGGCCTGTGCGATGATCCGGACGGCCTCTTTCTGCATCGAGACGCCCCGAAACTTGTGCAGCTCGCGCGCGCCGAAGTAGAACGCGACAATGGCACCCATCAGCGCCCAGAGCGGTTCCGGGACCAGGGCGAGGCCCTGCATGCGCTCGGCAAACCAGATCGGGTCCGACATGGCCGACCAGAAGAGAAAGATGCAGCCAAAAGCCATGGCCGGGCGCGGCAGGCGGTTGAGCCCGTCGATCAGCGCTGACCACCAGTTGTTGCCATGGCCGAACTCCGCAGCCATCTGCGAAAGGGCAGCTTGCTGAAAGGACGCCTCGCGCGCATCCGCCGCCTCGGCATTGGGTCGAAAGACCTCCGCCGTCTCGGCAATGACATTGCGCCCGCCACCAAAGAGCGCGCCCAGTAATCGGATCAGCCCCATGATACCACCCTTTGTTTGAAATCTGCGTCGGACATGCGGTAGCGCGCTGCCATGAATTCCTCGGCGCGCCTGATCCAGCCGCCTTTGCCGCCTGCGCGGGCGCGCGCGAACTTGCGGCTTGCGGGCCGCGCATCGGCGAGGCGGAAATAGTAGTTGCGCCGGGCAATCGCGTAGGCGTCGGCGATATGGGCGGGGGCCGCGTCATGGGCGGCCTGCACCGCGCGCAGGGTCGCCGGTCCGATTGCGCCGTCGGCAGTGGCGGGAAAGCCCATCTCTGTCACAAGGAGCTGCAGGATTTTCACGGAATTGGACCCGGCGTTGACCTGCATGTCGAACACGCTCGCCTGCAGCGCCTCGGGCAGTTCCGCGATGCGTGGCCGCACGAAATAATGCTCGATGAAAATATCGACGGCGCGGGCGCGGGTCATAAGGCGAACATCGGCCACGTCCACGTCGCCATCCCGGTCGAGATCAAGACCGAGGCTGCGCATGGTGTGGATCGTGACGCCAAAATTGGTGGCCCCACCGGGATCGGCCGGGTCATTCACAAAGCCGCCCTCGCGGGCAACAATCTCTTCGGCAATGGTTCGGACTGTTTGCATGGGTGCCCCCCTTTCCCGTCAGGATAAAGGGGGCCGCAAAGCTTATTCAGATGAAGCCTTTCGCATGACCTTGAGGAGGGGTGGTTCTTCCTCCTCTGCCAGCTCCGCCTTGACCTGCAAGACGCGGCGGGCGGTGACGCCGAAACGGTTGGCCAGTTCATTAACCGGCGTATCCGGGGCCTCGCGCAGGGCTTGTTTGAGCCCCTCCCGGGCCTGAGCGCGGCCCGAGGGCACGTCCAGATATTCGCCAGCGTAGCGGGCGGAAATCCATCTGGCAATATCCCGACCCGCCAGCGTCACTAGGAGGCTGTCGGCAAGGCGGGTGCCAGGCACATAAAGCCGCATACCGCCTACGCGCGACAGGAACCGCTCGACCGGGGTGTCGCCCAGATCGGCGCGCATCTCGTCAATCCAAGAGGGTTCACGCTCCATGGGGGGCCTTCCTGCGCCGCCGCCCCGGGGGCTGGGTGTGCCGCCGGGTGATGGTCACGACGCAGCCGCCCTCGATCCTGTAGACGAACCCGCCGCTGATCACGCCGCAGGCTCCGGCCTCGAGACCTTGATCCACCACGCGCCCGATCTCGCGGCGCACCGCGTCGATATCCATGCCCTTGACCCGCTCGAGATAGCGGATCACGGCATGGTCAGAGGCGGGGTGGCGGGGCTTTTTCACCGGCGGTGATCCTCCCAGTCAAAGTCGATCTGGGCGCGCTCACCCCAAGACTTGAGCGCTTGGATCACGTCGTCGATCAGCTTCCACTCGCGCAGCATGTCGACGTCGGCCGGGACCGATCCCCAGACGCCTCCGAACCGAGCGCGGATGAACTTGTTGAGCCCGGCGCGGGAGGGGTCGCGCAACGCGCCCGACTGGCCGAGCTTGCGCCAGAGTACATGGATCATGCGCAGATCGGCGCGCGGTGCGGGCTTGTGGCGCGGGTTGTGGGGCTTGTCCTCGAACCCGGCCTGCTTCAGCCGGTTAACGATCAACCGCAGCTCGCCGTCGTTCATGTCGCGCAAGCTGACCTTGCCGGTGACGCTGACCTGCAAATCGCGGCGCGCGTCCTCGTCGAGCCCCAACTGGCGGCAAGCCGCGAAGATCAGTTGTTGCAGCGCGCGGTTCATTCCCTCAGACCTTCGCCAGATCGATGGTGATCGGCTCCCATGACGCATCATGTGCCGCCCTGTGCCAGCAGCGCACGTAGGTCTTTGAGCCGACGGTGCGCATCGCGTCGCGGATTGCGTCCTGCCCACGTTTCCAGCGTGCATCGGTGCTGTCACGGCGCAGGAGCATGAAGATCAGAGCGCGGTTGATCTGGCCCTGCTTGTCAGTGTTGAAGGCATCGGTCACAAGGCCACGCAACTCGGCGCGCGCCTCTGCGGACCACTCGTTCAGACACTCGTCGAAGAGCTGCTTTGCCGTCTGCAATTCGGGGCCAAAATCAATCCGGTCGGACACGCGCACCTCGACCTTGTAGAGCTGGTCGATGCTCATCAGCGTCTTGTTGCCCTTCTTGCCGCCAATCCTTGCGTCGTATTCTTGAGCAAGGATCGCCTCGAAGGCGCTGATGTCGTCGAAAGTGTGTGCCTTAAAGCGCTTGACCTGTTCGGACAGCGGCAGGCCGTAGCTGACGATCTTGCGCACGGTTTCATCCTCGAGCAGATGCTGCGGCTTGACCGTTTCCAGAGGCTGCCAGCCGCCCCGGCCGTCGCCCATATAGATATTGCCGTCGATCTCGCGGCGTCCGTCCGGGATGTGATGAGGGGTGAATTCAGACATTTTACTCTCCTGTTGAAGGGGGTGTTGAAAGCAGGCGCGGACCCACGCCATGCAGTGCGCAGACGGCGGCCATGGCGGCGATCTCGTCCATCGAGCAGAGTGTGCTGCCGCGCGGACCAAGGAGGTCCACCTTGGCCACGCCCGAGGCCGCGAGGCGCAGCATCTCATCGGGGCTCCAGCGGTTGAGTTCGGGGGCGTTCATGCGTCGGTCTCCTTGTCGTCAAGAATGGCGTCGATCAGATTGTCGCGGATCACGACCTCGAGAATGCGGACGGCGAGCGCCTTGGTCTGCACGCCCCGCGCGAGGGCATGCGGCTCGAGCGCGCCACGGACTTCGGCGTTGAGCCGGGTCAGCTGCGCGCCTTGACGCCCGCAGGGTTTGCCCAGCCGGACCGGCGGGAACGGGGCCCCGTGGCGGCGCAGGTAATGCAGCACGCTGTGGACGCGGGACGTCGTGACACTGAGGCGGCGCGCGATCTCGCGGGCGGGCACCGCCTCTGCGGCGAGCGCCGACACGGGCGTATCGAGGCTGTCATCACGCCGCGTCATCGTCGGCCCCCTTATGGACCGGGCAACGGTTGCAGGCGCGGTACATCGTGACGGTAAGCGAATTCACATTCTCGAACTGCGCCGCCTTGGATCGCCACTTGCGACAGACCTGTTTGCCGATCTCGCCCAAGGCGGGGCAGTCGACCACCGCGCGCATGAAATGGCCGCGCACGACGTCCTCGACGATGCTGGTGTCAGCCGGATAGCGGTTGCGCAGGATGTTCGACACAAGGGTCGCGCTGCGCTCCATCTTGACCGCGACCTTGTTCTGGCTGGTCTCGTCGCAGGCGCGCGCCAAGGCGGCCACCCAATCGGGCAAATCCTCGCCCCAGAATTCCCGGGCCGTGTCGAGCGCGCTCATGCTGCACCACCTTTCGCGGGGGCAAATTCGCCGGTGTTGGGATCGAGAATGCCAGCCAGACGCACGGGTTTGGGCGCGCGCGGGCCGGTATCCTCGACCAAGCGATAGAGCGCTTCGCGGCGACCGGGAATGGCCATTTCGACCACGCGCAGATGTTCGGAGGCGAGAAGCTGGCGGCAATAGGCGCGCGCCTTCTCGACGGTGACGGCGACGCCGCCCGCGTTGGCATGGGCTGCGATATCGACGGGGCTGAAACTATGCCGCAGCGTGCGCATGGCGCGCCACATATTGCCCTCGGGTGTTGCCTCGCCAGAGACCGGCTGCGGGCCGGGCAGGGGGCGGTCTGTGGGGGCATACCAGCGTTTGCCATTGCGGGTGACGCGGCTCACGCGGATCTTGCCCGCGTCCCGCCAGTGGCGCAGGTAGCGCACGGCAGTCTCGCGGCTGCAGCCGAGCCGGGACACGGCCTGCCAGTCAAACTCCTCAAGCTCGCGGACCTGCGTCCAAAGGCGATCAAAGAGGTCACTCATGCCCGGCCCGCCTTCTTCTCAGCCGCGAGCGGCACGATCTTTTCGGGGGCGAGTGGGGCGGCGAGGCGGAAATCATCGACACGGCGCACCGCAGGAGGTTGCCCGGTCTCGAAGGCCCGGTTGCCCCAAAGCTCGAGGTCGGCCAGACGCCGCCCCCGGCCCATGGCCAGTTCCTTGGCACGTGCCAGATTGATCGCCACCCGGCGGATCGAGCCGCCCGAGGCGTCGACGATGGCTCCGAGCAGGTCAGCGCCGACGTCGATACCAGCCGCGTAGATTGGCGCGAGCTTTTCTGCGTCCGGCAGGTTGCAGGCGAGGGCGGGTTCCCATGCGAGTTGGCGGTTGTGGATGTTCTCCCAGCGGGTCAGATCCTGCGGCAGCTTTTCTTCGCCGACCAGAATGACCGGGGCCTGACAGCTCTCGTAAATGTCGCGGGCCAGCTCGATCATCCGCTTGCGCAGGAGATATTGCGCGTCGTCGATGATGAGCGGGCGGTCATTGCGTGCAAGCTGTGCGCCGATTGCATCGACCATGGCGGCCACGCCGCGTTGCGATGGCAGGCCGATCTCGCGCAGGATCGCTTGCGCCAGATAGGTTGGTGTCCAGCAGTCTTTGACCTGGACAACATGGGCCTGATATTCATTGGCCGCGACTGTCACGGCGGTCGTCTTGCCCCAGCCGGATGGGCCATAGAACGTGGCCATGCCGGGCAGGCCAAAGGCGCGGGACTGGACGCGCTCAACGAGGCCGATCAGCGCTGCGACGTTTCGCAGGGGCGCAATGGAAGGGGTCATGCTGCTCTCCTTTTCTTGTTACTCTTGGGCACCGAAGCGGCGCTCCATGCGCAGCTGGGCGCGGTAGTCGGAACTCTGTTGGTAGTCGGCCAGCCAATCGGCCTGTGCCTGCGTGAGTGTCTCGCCTTCCGCCTGCGCGCTCTCAAGAGCGCGGGCACGCAGAAACAGGGCCTTGGGATCGTCTTCATCGACCTCAACGGGGCGTGCGCGATGCTCAGCTAGGCGCGTCACGCGGGCCTCAAGCGCTGCTTCGCGCTCTATCTCCTCGACGCTCTGCGCGCGCCGCCGTTTTGGGGCGGCCTTATGCGGTGTCACCAGCTGATGCACCTGCGCCTCGGGCAGGGGTTCGTCTGCCGCCAGCCCCGAGGCTGCGCGCACACGTGCGGCCACCTCTGCCGCCGTCAACTCGCGCGCGGCCTTGGCCTCGTCGCGCTGCGCACGCATCCACGTCTTGCGCTTTCGGTTGTGATCGCGTGCGGCCCCAACGTCGCGGAACTTGGCGTCCTTGAGACACTTGGCATGGCCGAGGTACCGGCCCGCCAGATCATAAACCTCGAGCCCGGCTGTCAAATCATCCGCGTCGAACCGCGCTACCACCTTTTCCCCTGCGATCCGGTACATCCACTCGGACCAGTATTCCGTGTCGTAGAGTTTCAGCGCGCCGTTGCTGGTCTTGGCCCGCACTCCCTCGGCCCGCAGGAGCCAGAGGCGCAGCTGCTCGTCGGTCGCGCGCTTGATCGTGGCGCGCGCATAGCCCTCGTTGAAGACCTCATTGAACGACCGTCCCATGGCAACTTCACTGCGCCGCCCGGGGCGGGCGTTGTGATGCGCAAGCTCTTCCTCCAACACGAGGCGGAACTCGTCGAGCGGGATGGCGCGGGAGCCGTAATCTTCAGGCTTTGCCGTTGGCTTGTTGCCCGTATAGGCCCCGTCAAAGGCGGGGTGTTTGGCCACCCGGTCGCAGAGGTCGCGAAAGGCGCGCTCGATAGGTTTGGATTGCCCGGAATAGGGCGTGGCCCAGTGGACATGCACGCCCAAGAGCGGGAGCAGCCCGGGAATATCCTCGTCCGTGACCTTGAACCGAAACCGGGTTGGCGTGCCGCCCGTCATCGCCTTGGCGGCAAATTCCCGGCCATTGTCGATCAGAACTGATTGCGGGATGCCATAGGTCCGGATCAGGTCACCGGTCACAAGCTGCACGGTGTGGCTGTTGGCCGTGTCCGACAGACGCCATGCCAAGAGCTTGCCGGAATAGACGTCCGACCAGACCATCATCTGCGGCCGCACAGGCGTGTCGATGCCGGGCCAGCGCACGAACACGTCGAACTTGTGGTAATCGCCCTGCACGCATTCGAGCGGGACCATGAAGGCCTTGCTGCGCACCTGCGCGGGATAGAGGCGGCGGAGTGCCTCCTCGCCCTTGCGCAGGTAGGTTTCTGTCGGTGCCGAGACGTTGGCCTTGATCCAGCGCCGCACCTGGTGAAGGGGAGGCACGGTGCTGTTGCGCCGCTCGGAGGTCCAGACGCGCACGGCGCGGTCATAGCAACTGGTGAGCGAGGGTTGCGACAGGCGCAGCCAATCGCTGCGCACCAGCGCCAGAAAGGCCGGGTCGATATCGCCCCGTTGGGCGGGAGCACGCCGCACTGCGCGCCCGTCGATCAGGTAAGCCAGCCGGTCGGCGGGGGCCGCTCCCTCGACCTGCCCGAGGTAATTCCAGAGAGATTTCTCGGACCGTCCCAGCTTGTGCGCGACCTCGCGCACGGCCGCGGAGCGGGTCAACCCGGCCCCTTCCAACAATTCGACCTCGGCAACGGCCTCTAGCCGCGCCTCGGCCTCAGTGCGGGCCTTGTCGCCCGCCGCTGCATAGCGTTCCCACGCCTCGTCTTTGCCGGATTTCTCCTCCGGGGCTTTGACCAGATCGGCGCTAAGTCGCATGCGGGCGCGCAACGGCAGCACGCTCCAGTGATATTCAACGCCGCCACCGGCCCCCTTGCGCCGCCGGACCTTACCCGCGTGCCGCGCCCAGCCCTCGCGTTGCGCCAACAGATTGACCTTGCGCTTGGTGCCGGGCAGGTCGGGCAACCCAGCCTCGGCCAGCTCAGCCGCACTCCACCACTCCTGCGCAGGGGCCGGGCCAGTCATGCCGCATCCCCTTGGTCAAGCTCGCCGAACAACGCCGCAACCTCTGCGCCGCGTTCCTCGAGGAATGCCCGGCGCTCGCGCTTGCCCGCGCGGTCCCAAGCGTCGAGTAGGCGCGACAGCTTCTGGTCTTTATCGCTCGCCGGGGCTGGAGCCTCGCCGCGTGCTGCAAGGTAAGCCTTTCGTGCTGCCCCCGCATTCTTGACCAGCCCCTCAGAGAGCGCTTCCACAACATAGTTGCGCTCCTCTGTGCCGACGATCTTTCTGAGCGCCAGCAAGTCATTCAGACGGAGGGCCGGCGAGTGTTTAAGGGCTTCGTATTCTTCGCGTGAAAGAGACGCTCCGGCTGCCATTATATTATAGACTTGGCGGGTTTTGATGCCCCGAGCTGTGGCGATGGTTTGTGCAAGTGCACTGAAATGCAGTTGCATCCAACGTCCTGCAGCCCCAGCTGATCCTTGCCGCATTTCGGGATGGATTTTCTGGATCATCTCCCGGCGCGTGGCCAAAAAGTAGGCGTCATCAAGGACGGTCATGGGTTGACCCATGAGGTTGCCGTCGATCTCCATAAGTCGCGCTTCTGCGTCGTTACAGCGAACCAAATCGACAGGAATTGAAGTCTTGCCCAGCTCCCTCATCGCGGCAAGCCTGTGGGCGCCGTCTATGAGATAATCTCCATCTTTCTTGCGGCGAACCCGGATGCTGCCGCTGAACCCGGTTTCCCTTATAGCTTCAACGAGATTGGCAATGCCGTCTGGAGATGTGTCACGTAACCGATCCTCGACCTTGATCGCGTCTATCGGCAATTCGGTGATTGTGGACAGGTGTTCAATCATTAGCCCACCATCTGGGCGTCGAGCCCGGCGCAATTGGTGCGGCAGTTGCCGCACATGCGGTGTCCCAATCCCGTTGACCAGAACTCGGTGCCGCAAGTCAGGCAGGGGCGGTTACGGGCGTGCTTGGATTTGGCTGTCTCGTTCTCCATCCGGTCTTGGGCGCGCAGGGCGATATCGCGGTTGCTGAACGCGCCAGATAAGCGCTCCTTACCGTCGAAAACGGCGTATCCATGGCCCCATCTTTGCACATGCAGGCTCATCCCGCTCACCCTCCGAAACTCGCGACGGCAAAGAGCAGGACGAACAGCGCCATAACCCCCACTACATCGCCAATGACAGAAAAAACGCCCCGGCCGGAGCAAGCAGATTGGGCACAGCCGGGGCGCAGTGACCGCGCAGCGCACAGGCCAGCACGCGCGCGGAGACGAAATTTATGGGCAAGGCGGCGGATCATCGGGCACGCTCCAGAACGAACGCTTCCTTGCGGATCGACAACTCATGATCCTCGGCCAAGCGACTGAGGCGCATCAGCGGCAGCGCACAGCACGGCTCGTCGATGTCGCGCACCAACTGCAAAGCCAGCGCCACGCGCTGCGCCTGCGGGATGGCCGCGATCTCAGCCTGCAACTGCCCGGCATCGGGAATGAGATCGGATAACCGCATCACATTAAATCCTCTGTTGAAGGGGGTGTTTCAGGGGCGGCACCTTGGCGCAGAACCGCGACAGACAGGCCCGCAGCGACTACGGCCCAGAAGACGAGGGCGAGCAGCAGGGCTATCGCAAAGCCGCTTCCGGGGGGAAGGTTGCCTTCGGGGTCGGGGCGCGGGCTCATGCGGCATCCTCCTGTTTGGCGGATGGACGGGGGATGTCGCGGGGCCATTCGAGGTCCCGGTCCCAATTCTCGTCGAACCAAGCGAGCAAGCGCTCGGCTGTCGCAGTGCGGCAATCCCAGCCGCACTCGATCATTTTCTTGAAGAAATCGCCCTTACCCAAGGCGCGCATGGAGATCGCATAGTGCGTGACCCCGCGATGCGCGGCGAGCGTGGTGGCGAGTGTTATAAGGGCGTCTCTCTGTTTCATGAGGAGAGTATAGCCACTACTAGCCCGGCAATACAAGCCTGTAGTAGCTTTATGTTTACGAATTGGCCATTACTGGCTATCGTGACCAGATGGATGTGATTCTTAACCAGATCGATGAGGCCCTGAAAAAGAAGGGCTATTCAGACGCGAAAGCCTCGCGGCTCGCGGTCGGTCATCCGTCTTTGATTAAGAACTTTCGAATGAAGCGCGACGGCGACAAACGATACAATTGGGCTTCACTGGAGCGGCTAGCCGAAGTACTTGATCTAGAGCTATATTTTGGTCCGCCGCGCGAAGTGGGGGCTGTATACACTACCCAGATCGACCACGAAGATTTCGCCGCAATCCCGCGCGTTGACGCGCGGCTGGCGGCGGGGGCAGGGGCCTTGAACGGCGATGTCAGCCTGCAAGGCGCACTGGCCTTTCGCCAGAACTGGTTGCGCGAGCGGGGTATTTCACCTGCGCAGGCGTGTCTGCTCACCGTTGCGGGTGACAGCATGGCCCCGACCCTGAACGACGGCGACCTTGTCATGATCGACGAGCGCCGCACCACGATCCGCAACCGCCACGTCTACGCCTTCGTCGACACCGATGGCAGCGCCCGCGTCAAGCGCCTCGACCTGGTCGACAACGAGATGATGGTGCTGACCTCCGACAACCCGATCCACCCGACCGAAACCCGCCGTGGCCCCGACATGAACCGCATGCGCGTCCTGGGCGAGATCGTGTGGTCAGCGCATGCGTGGTGAGGGCTTCGTTAAGATGAATATTACCGATGCTTCGACAACAGGGGCGGGAAAGCCGACTTTCGCTGCGCCCGGGACCTCGACAGCACCCGGGGCGGAAACCGGACCTTGCCGATATTCCACCGACGGCTACAATGACCCAAAGTAAAGGGTTAAACATGGCCATTCCACTCACTCCTCCAAACAACAAACGCAATTACATAGACGCAGGGTTTCATGGTATCTTGGCGGTTCTGGAAGCACTAAGCCCCGCCGGTCCAAACATTCCGAATGTTCTCTCAAATCTGAAATCCGGGTTCAGCGCACTTTCGGGCACGGCACAGGACGAGCCGGGGCAACGGGCTTGGATCTGGGCTTTTAAGACGATCAGTTACGCGGTTAGTGATGTGCTAAAGGCTGAGCGCATCAAAGCTCCACTGTCAGGGAAGAAAGATGAAGCGGTCAGTGAATTTCTCGAGACTGCGGCGCAGTTCGATGGACAAGAGCTTGATGCCCTTACGCTGACAAACCCAGGTCTTTCGCCTCTGTTCAATAAAGCGCATCAAGCTCTCGGAGCCATGCTCCTGAAGGCGACAACCAGTATGGATCTCGAAATCGATACGCTTGAGGAACGTTTCAGACGTGCCTTGCGAACTGGTTCAAATCGAACACTCTGCGAGGATCCCAGCTATTTTCGGGTTCTCGAAGATGGGCTTACAGGACTTGGGGGCGAAAGTGCTCGACGCGACGGACATTGGGCACGCCATGCATATTGGGTTTCCCATCAATATACGGATGCACCGATATTCTCTCCAGATGAGGCCGAAGTCATTCCGCTTGAAGCTGTCTACCTGCCGCCTCGGTGCTTTTGGCACCAAATTGAAAAATTCCAAAAAGAGGATGGTTCTGAAACAGAGCGTAAGACCGCACATGTAGCTGAGCTACATAAGGCGACGCATACTTGGATGGCTGGAAATGCTCAACAAGATCCTGTCCGTGTAGTTACCGGGGGGCCGGGAAGTGGGAAGTCCTCTTTCGCGCGCGCCTTCGCACATGAGGTGATTGAACAGGGCGTTCATCGCGTACTATTCATACAGCTTCAGCACATGGTTCTGTCTGGCTCACTACATGATGATATAGCGCGCTATGTCGACCGCCGCGATACCTCGACAGGCAAACACGGCAGCCCGGGCTTGCCCGGAAGTCCCCTGGATTGGCGCAAAACAGATGAGTTACCTATTCTAATCATCTTCGATGGACTGGACGAGCTATCAACTAAAGAAGAAGACGGGGAGCGCTACGCCAGAGAACTTCTGCTTGCCCTTAAACTAATGCTTTCACCTCTAAACACAGATGGCACCCCTATTCGGGCACTTGTGCTGGGTCGTAATCTGGCTTGTGAAGGCGCAATGAAGGCTTCCAATATTCCGGTGCAGCACATGCTCAACGTTGCGCCGATCGCAAAGATGACTAACGAAACATGTATGATGCCCTCACAGGCTGATGATGAAATCGAAGACCCTGATGGCCTGATGAGTAATGATCAGCGGGCAACCTATTGGCGGAAATGGGCGACTCTCAAGGATCTTGATCCAGAGAAAATACCAGCTGCAGTTACCGCTGACAGCATGAGAGAGCTTAATGTTGAGCCCCTTCTATTGCACCTTTTGGTGATCTCAAAATACAGTAGTGACGATTGGGAAATAGCGGCTGATAATAAGAACGTTGTTTATGAGGATATCCTCCAGAAAATATTCGAACGAAACAAAGAGAAAGATCACTTCGTCGCCGCGGGTGTAAATGAGGAGCTATTCTTTGAGCTGATGGAATGTCTTGGCATTGCTGCTTGGCGTGGAAACGGGCGCACAGGAGATGAAGACGACTTTCGCCAAATTCGTAAATTGCACCTTGGGCGTGAAAAGAAATTTAAGGACTTTCCTGCGGCAAACCTTAAATCAGTGGCTCTCAACATTCATACCCGTGCTGGGCAAGGCGACGCGGACAGCGGATTCGAATTTATTCATAAGAGCTTTGGCGAATATCTTGCTGCTCGTGGTCTGTTATCGCACGCCCTGAAGGTTGCAAAAGAATTGGAAGACGCGGAAGCTGAAGACGTTGAGCAGAGATGGAGTCAGATTATTGGATCTGGTGAACTGACAACTGAGATCATAGATTTTCTTTATGATGAGGCGCGTGAGAAGTTAACGTCCGAGACTGCGCTCGGCCCTAAAAATGCTTTGACTGAATTGCTGGGGTGGACACTCAGTAATGGTTTTTCTGTTCATAAAATGGCCCCCGAAGCACAATGGACCGATCTGGTTTTCCGACATCGTTGTGCGATTACTGCGCTCATGGCATGCACTTCCTCGTTGGCTACGGCTATCCCGATAGGAGATTGGAGTACCATAGAGTTTAATACACCTTGGACCGTGAATATCGATTGGCCAAATACCGATAGGCTTAGCACGAAATCACTTCTCAACGAAATGGGTCTCACCGACGAAAAAATAGTCGTAAAGGTCCTCCGCAGGATCAATCTTGCGGAGCAACGCCTTTGGAACCAAAGTTTGAGCCGAGCAAACTTAGAAGGTGCCGATCTTAGGTCAACGACGATCATATGGTCCACATTAATAGGGTCCAACCTAAAAGGGGCCAGCCTCGAATATACGGATGGAGTAAAAGCAAGTTTAATTGGTACACATTTGAAGGAATGCGACCTATCAAAGTCGACCTTTGATAACGCGATGTTTGAGGGTGTCAGTATGCGCGGGTGCGATCTAAGAAACGCAAGTTTCCGCGATATTGATGCTTCAAGCACCAGAAGTCATTTTGCACTTAACATATACGACAATGAGCGCGTGAAGGGCTCCATTGATCTAGAAGGTGCTCATCTTGAAAATACAGACTTTTCGGGCGCAGATCTTTCTGGGGTAGTTAACCTATCACTTTCTGCGTTAAATTCTGCAGTCGGCACCATTGGAACAAAGCTTCCAGATTACATAAATCGAGAAAAAGTTGTATGGTTGATGGAAGGAAACGCCCAAGAAAAGCGGGCGCCTAACGCTTATCAACACGCTGCGAGGAACCGAGGCCGTAGACGGCCTAGACATGTCAGCATCCCTTCGATGTAA